CGGAGATGTGTATAAGAGACAGGAGATAGGGTTGTCGCGTGGCTGGCGAGGTCACGATACAATAAAACGTGGCATGATAATAATAGAACGTTGTTTAAGGAAGGTATTGGTAAAATGGTTCTACGGTACATGAATAGTCAGGATGGTTTTTCTCATATTCTGGGTGGGTATAATTTTATCGGGCCGGAAACAGAAACCGTGATATTGGTCGAGGGTTTGTTTGATAAAGTGAATGTTGATTATCTGATTAACCTGGGGTTTAACCAGGAAATTGCATGTTGTTTCACCTTTGGTAAGAAGATAAGCCCGGGTCAGTTGGATCAACTAAGAAAAACGAATGTCAAAACTGTGATTCTAATGTATGATGAGGACGCTTTAAGGGAAAGTAAGGAAACCGCACTTCATTTAAGTAAATTTTTTAATGTGAAAGTTTGTCGGATAAAGGATAAGGATGTTGATCCCGGAAATATGACAATGCAATATTTACAACGAGTTCTGATTGATATGCAGGATCCTTTGAATTTTTATTTAAATAACCTAGATAAAACGATATATGATACCTCAGAACGGAAAATTAACAGTAAGGGAATATTTTGAACAATTAGAGTTGGAATATTTCTCATATTTATTCAGGGCCTTGGTGTACGAGGAACCTTGTTTTATTAAAATGTGCAATGATATTTGCGAGAAGAAAAAGGCTAAGATAATGAAAATCTCGCATCAATATCAATTACGTAGTATTTTCAAGGATAGTCAAGAATATCATCGCATGTTGAAGGATGTGTTCCTTCAACCGTACGGGATGCCGGGTTTGAAATATGATCCTTTAAAGAATAGCCCGGTAATATATGATAGATTTTACGCGTTTAAATCCGGGAGAAAGGTGAAGTATCAGGGTGAAGTGTGTGTTGTGAAGGAGAACAATCCCAATTGGGAGAAAATAATCATCATAACACCGAAAGGGGAAAGTATACCATTACGCTATATAGACGTAGAATTGTTGGTTGAAGATTTGTTTATTTGATAAACATTGTGTATCTTTATAGTGTTGATTTAAAAATATTGATAGTATGATAATTAGAAAATTGTTTAAATGGCAGTAGCAGATTTTGAAAAAGGCACTAAAGTATGTATTCGTTGCAAAAGAGAACTTCCTCTAAGTTGTTTTTGCATTAAAAGACAGGTGAGAGACGGTCTCAACCCCTATTGTCGCGAATGTGAACAAGAAAGGAAGGTGTTAAGGCGAATGAGTAACCCATCTGTTGCTCGGAATAAATCTGAATATGATAGAAAGTATCGATCACAAAAGAATCGTCGTATCACCCGGAGTGAGATGGATCGTCGTAAAAGACTGGCGGATGAAAAATTTCATTTAATAGAAAATCTTAGAAGCTATATGAATCAGTCTTTATCAGGTAAAATTAAAAACCCGAAAAGGTTCGTTGAGTATTTAAATTGTACTTATGACGAATTTAAACGATATATTGAATCAAAATTTTTACCTGGGATGACTTGGAATAATAGGGGTAAGACGATTGATTGTTGGAGTATAGATCATATTGTTCCGTTTGATTATTTTAATGTTGAGGATAAAGAAGAGTTTAGGGTGGCCGCAAATTATTTAAATTGTAGGCCTGTTTGGAATAAAGAGAATTTATCAAAGGGTTCGAATCTACCTGAAAATTATAGAGATATTATTGATATGATTAAAAATAATTTATATGGAAATCAGAAAACTTTTTAGAGTTGAGGCTGCTCAACATGTGGTAAGAAATGCAACATCTTTTAGATGCTCTCATTCTGTTCATAATCATGGGGTTCAAATTGAATTATTTTTCAAATCTGATCGACTTGATAACGCCCAGATGGTTTGCGATTTTGGGATATTAAAAGGTGTGGTTGGTAAGTTTATTGATTCGTTTGATCATTGCATGGCTTTTTGGTGCAAGGATGACCCGGAATATATTCGTGATATGCAGAAATGGAATGATCGTTGGATCATCCTACCTGTAAACCCAACGGCGGAGGCGTTATCCATATATCTTTGTGCCGCGGTGAATTATCTTATTTCAAAAGTGAAGTTCGCCAATGGAGAAGGGAATGTGTATTGTTCAAGGGTAATTTATCATGAAACTTCAACGGGATACGCTGAAGCGACAAAAGATGATGTTGATTTACTCCCAGATGCGATTGGTGAAACTGAATTTTCCGACGGAGTTGTTTCTGATTGGACTGAAGAATTAGTTGGTATTATGTTTGGAAATAAAAGTTTTATTGAAAACAAGGCACCCAAACTGCAAGTGAAATTATGATAACGAAAAAGGAATTAAATGATCTTGTCGACCGCTATGGGTTTGATGAAAGTCTGGCATTTGAACTTTCATTGCCTGTGATTGATTTAAGGGTGAGCGGGTATGGTGAGATGGCGGATGAGCTTTATGAAAATCAACTTGACCTTGTTAAAGAGATTGCGAAAGAACGGAGATTCTCAGAACTGGATCTCGCTGAGTTTATAGAATTGTATAACGCTTATTTATGTTAAAAATGGATTATTCAGAAATTCAACCGATTATTGATTTGCATACCTGCATACAAGGAGAAGGTATGAAGGTAGGAGTTCCCCATATTCTTATAAGAATATCCGGGTGCAACTTGAGATGCACTTTTAAAGGGAGTATATGCGACACGGCCTATAGCTCGTGGAACCCGGAAAAGGGTAAATATTCATTGAACGATGTCGTCGATATCATAATCATGAACCCTCAGATAAAATGCATGCTTATCACCGGGGGAGAACCGACCCTTCATCCCGAATTGTTGAAATCGTTGATCGCGATAGGTCGGGCTCATGGGTTAAGCATAAGCATGGAAACGAACGGAACCATCCCGAGAAGCGATGTACTGGACGGGGATACATACGTAGACGTAGTATCAATCTCACCCAAACTGAAGAGTTCCGTTCCGAGTTCGGGCGAATTCGCGGAGAAACACGCGAAAACGAGAGAGAACATCCCCGCTATAGTGTCGTGGATCATGGAATCGAAATTTTCCCAGTTGAAATACGTGGTATCCTCAGAGGATGATATAAAGGAAGTCGAGAGACAAGTTCGGAAAATTAAGAAGGAGGTGTCTAAACTGGACCCCTTCTGGCCTGTAATAGTCTATCTGATGCCCGAGGGTGATACCGAGGAGAAACTGTCAGAGAAAAGAAAATGGTTGGCACAGAGATGTATAGATTTGGGCTACTTCTACTCTGACCGCTTACATATAATAATCTTCGGAGATAAGAGAGATGCTTAGTTAAAAACGAGATAAAACACGAAATATGAAAAAAATAATGGCAGGAGGGAACGTCGTTCTTTCCGATGATGATAGAAACGAGATGTTGGCAAGGGCCACCGAGGCGTACGGTAAGTTCTTGGAGGCTTTGGGGTATGATTGGAAGAATGACCCTAACATGATAAAAACACCGTACAGGGTTGCGAAAATGTTTGTTAACGAAATCACGTCAGGTGCGTATTCCGCACCCCCGAAATTAGCGGTATTCCCAAGTTCAGGATACTCAGGTATGGTAATTGAACATGGGATCGAGGTAAATTCATTGTGTTCACATCATTTACTTCCGTTCACAGGATTCTGTAGTTTGGCGTATATCAGCAAAGAAAGTGGCCAAGTTATCGGTCTTTCGAAACTAAACAGAATAGTTCACTGGTTCGCCAAACGGCCTCAATTACAGGAGCAATTAACACGGCAGATTCATGATTATTTGGTTAACGTATTCGGCGATACGGTACTGGGCATCGCAGTTTATATTGAAGCGGAACATATGTGTGTGAGCATGCGGGGAGCGGAAGATAATAGCACGATGACAACCCACTATTGTTCAGGGGCGTTCTTAACAAATGAGATGAATAGTCGCGATGAGTTTTTAAGGGCGATACAGATTTATAAACTCGGGAGAAAATAAAATATGTCGGCGATAAAGAAAATACAGAAGGAAATTAAATGGGTGAGTGTGGGTGACATACACTGTCACCCATTGAATCCTCGAAAAAATTCGAAATCTGCGAAAATTGTTGCAAAAAGCATTCAAGAATACGGATATATCAATCCTATTGTTGTTGATGAGGAAGGAACGATACTTGCGGGAAACACGAGATTCAAAGCGTTGCAGCTACTTGGCGTTGAAGAGTTTGATGTTTTGGTCGTTAGTGGTTTAACGGACGAGGAAAAAGTTGGTTTTTTGGTCGCCGATAATAAAGTTGGTGAGTATTCCTCGTGGAATTATGCGGGGCTTCAGCGTCTTGTTGAAAAATCAAGTAACAAGGATGCGATGAAAGAAATTGGTATCACAACTTTGCAGGATAATAAAGATGAACTTGATAAATTAATAGCCGGTATTGATTGATATGTTTGAAAAACCTAAAAAAAGACTTGTGATGGGATTGGGTGGTGGTCTGGTGAGTAGTTGTAGGTCCGATAAAGTCTTGGAAAAACTTTTGCTTGCGCATGATAACGACTATTTGATCTCAACCGTGGATATGACCTCCGGGTATATTAAATTTATTCAAACCGTTGTTGGAGGCGATCGAATATGGTTGGATTCCGGTGGTTTCACATTATTCAAAAAACAGAAGAAACTGGGTGAAAACAGCACTGATTTTTGGAATGAATGCGAGAAAATGAAGAAAAAGTTTCTTCGGTTTCTTAAAATGTATCCGTTTAAAATGTGTTTTGAACTTGATAACGAGTATTTTAGAAAAGATGATAACCTGTTATCACCTAAAAATTATCTGAGAGACGAGATCAAGGAAATAACAGGGTACTATCCCGCACCGGTATTTAAAATGCATCAGGGTTTTCAATACTGGAAGGATCTCTGTGACTCGCCCCTCTACCCCATCCTTTCGATAGGAGGTCTGGCTCAGGGTAGGGAATGGCATGTGTACAGGGATGAACTGGGAAAGATGATGAAGTACGCTCGCGATAAAGGGAAATACGTTCATCTTCTGGGATGTTCAAACGTTGAAACAACGAGATTCGTCATGCCTGATTCGGTTGACTTTTCGATTTTCAGGTACGCCATCAATATTGAGAAGGCACGTAATAATTTTTTGAAGAAAGTGGCAGGGGGAACCCTCGTACCGGGGCAAGATGCGTATGAGAGTGCCGGCCCCGATCTATCTGGCAGGATACCGTATCATTATCTGAGTCGAGATATAGTTTTGTACGCGTTCGCTGACGCGAGAGCGAGAGAGTTCTTGTATGAAAAACAGAATGATGAAATAATTGAATAGTTAAATTTTAATAAATTAGAGATTATGTTAAACGGAAAGGAATTACACGGAGAAGGTGTTATCGTTAATCATTTAGAAGAGAATCTAACCCAGCACGGATGTGATATTCGGTTGAGAAAGGTAAGTGTTGTGAAAGGTCATGGATTCATACCCCGCGAGGGCAAAACAATGTTACCCTCATACGAAGAAGTTCGATGTTTTCCTGATATAAATGGAAACGAAGTTTGGCATCTACCTCCGGGGTATTACATGGTTGATTTCATTGAAGGTTGTAACATACCCAAAAACAAAATGGGTCGGATAGTACAGCGAAGTTCAGTTGCCCGGTGCGGTGCTTGGATTTATTCATCGATTTTCGACGCGGGTTTTCACACTGATTCGATGGGTACGTTCATGGAAGTGTTTCACACAATCACGATCGAGAAGAACGCCCGCGTGGCCCAGTTCTACTGTTATGATTGCACGGATGTGAACGAGGAAGACCTCTATAACGGCCAATATCAAAATGACAAACAGAGAAAATAATCTCTGTTTTTGTTGATAATTTGATACACTTTGTGTATCTTTATGGTGTTGGAAATAAATTAATTGTTTAAAAATGATTATATCAATTTCAGGTGCTCAGTGCACAGGTAAGACAACGTTAATTGAGGCGTTGAAAAAGGAGAGATGTTTGGAAGGATCTCTCTTTATGGGATCTCCTTCAAGGAAAGGCAATGATCGTGGTATAAAGATTAATAAAGAGGCGGGTATTTATGATCAACTTTGGATTGCAACCTCGTATGTGAAAGAAATTATCGAGTCAGCGATGTTACCGCATGATCATATTATTTCTGATAGATGTCTATTAGATGTTCTGTGTTACACGGAGTATAACCGAGATAGGTCATCGAGCGAGGACAAGCCTCTCTGGGATGAAATGGTTGACACGGTCACCCAACTTCTATTTCATATAGAGCCCCTTTACAGTCATCATATTATACTGAGGCCAGAGTTTAAAATCGTGGACGACGGCGTTCGGTCAACTGATGAAGTATTTCAAAAGGAAATCGATCGTTTATTTGAGAAAAACGCGCGTATGTTACAAGACTTCGCACCACGAGGGATACACTATGTGAGCGGAAGTATTGACGAAAGAGTTTCCCAGGTATTGGATATTATGGAATTTAATTACGGATTATAAAATGAAAAAGGCGATTTTAAGTTTATCGGGCGGATTGGATAGTACGTGCTTGCTCATGTATTTACTTGCTCATGATTACGAAGTTAAGGCTTATTCTTTTCAATACGGTCAGAAGCATCAGGTTGAATTGGAGAAGGTGAAAAGAAATATTGAGTTCTTGCAAGGTAAGAGGTTTAAGTTATCACACCAGATTATCGATCTGAGGGATTGTTTCAGCGACAGTAATTCGTCGTTACATACTGGCGGGGAGGAGATACCGAAAGGTTCTTATGATGAGGAGAATATGAAATCAACGGTAATCGAAAACCGGAATGTGATATTTTCATCCATCATCTATGGGAAAGCTCTCTCATGGGCGAATAAAACGGGTGATGCCGTGAGTGTATTTTTGGGATTGCATTCAGGCGATCATACCGTGTATCCTGATACAACCGAAGCGTCAAGAATGGCGTGTGAACATGCGTTCAAGATTTCAAACTGGGGCAGTGAGAGAGTTGGTTATGAAGCCCCGTTTAATCATCTTGATAAAGGGGGTGTGTTAGCTGAAGGTCTCCGTGCGATGAGGGTTCTTGATTTCAATGAAAATGAAATTAGGGAGGTTTTACGAAACACCCATACGTGCTATAATCCCGATTCACAGGGTCGGTCGTGTGGAAAGTGTGGTTCGTGTTCCGAGCGTCTGGTATCGTTCGCGGAGAATGATATGATTGATCCGATCGAATATCAAAATGTTTGATGAGTGATGAAAATAGCACATGAAGCACCGTTATCAATTATGAACAAAGTTCAATCGATGACGGATTATGATTACGCACTTGTTCACCTGTTTGAAGACCCCGATATAGGTGGCGATTATTTCGAATTTTTCATAGACGCGCTCGTTAATAAGGGACGCGAAGTTATCCTTGACAATTCCGTGTTTGAATTGGGGCTAGCGTTTGACGCGGATAGATTTCGTTCATGGGTTAAGGCATTGAAACCAACTTATTACGTTTTACCCGATGTTTTGAGAAATGCGAAAGAAACGATGAGAATAGCGAGAACGTGGGCGAGAATACCGTGCAGTTATTCAATCGGTGTCGTTCAGGGGATAAGTTGGAATGAACTCGTCGAATGTTATAAATGCATGGTCGAATGCTGTGATATGGTTGCGCTACCCTTCAACCTACCCATTTATTTAAGTCTCGCGGCTGATGAGAATACATCGAAGGCATATTGCAGGGGAAGAAAAATGTTCATTGACCAACTTATCCAACACGGTATTATGGACGAGGAAAAACCACTGCATTTATTGGGGACGGTACTACCACAAGAGATTTGTCAATATAACGAGGATAAGTATCACTTTATCAGAAGTATCGATACATCTAATCCAGTTATTCATGGTTTACACGGTGTAAGATATACGGATAGCGGACTTGAAGAAAAAATTCCTGTGATGCTTCATAGGATGGTGGGTATCGAGGTACAACAATCTCAATGGAATGACATAAAATTTAATATTGAAAAGTACCGATTTTTTGCTGGATTCGTTGGCAAATAGATAAACATTGTGTATCTTTAGACATTGAAACAATGAAACAGTAACAACTTAAAAACAAGAGATTATGAAAAAGTTTAGTGAAATGACCCGTGAGGAACTTCGTAAAGAAGCATCAATTCGTGGAATTAAAAATTATATTACAATGTCTAATTTAAAATTAATTGAGACATTGGAAGAATATGAGGCTCGAAAGAATTCGGTTGCGGATCAACTGGGTCAGGATGTAAAGAGTAAGTGCGATCAGGCAACCGAATTTTACGATCAACTGGCAGCGTTTGGCGCATGTGATTTATATGCCAGGGTTGACGCGATTGTTGATGATCGTGATATGAAGGATCTTGAAGAGAGTGAGTTGGATGCGATCCTTTCATTCCGTGAAAATTTCAACCCGGATGATTTCAAGAAGCGCACAGTTGAAACGGATAAAAGTGTGGATGAAAAACCGGTTGAGAAGAAGGCGAAAAAACAATCAGTGACTGAAAAGAGAAACGGTGTGATCTCTCTCAGTAACCCACTATTACCCCAAATCAAACAACTTCTCTCGGAGGGAAAGAAAAAAGCTGAAATAGCAACTATTCTTGGGAAAAGTAATGTATATATTTATAAATGTGTTAAGGCAATTGAGGCATCGAGTTGTGATTCCAGCCAGGGCGAGATATAAATTTGAATTTACGGGGCCCTGTAAAAGGGTTCCCATTATATTTAAAATATGAAAGAACTGTTATCGTATCTCGATCGCAATGGATTTATATATGATATTTCCGACTTGGGTATTATCACAATGGATGGTGATACATATGAATTATCAGAGCCCAATGTCGACGGACTTCTGTTTGATCGAGGGTTTAATTACATAGGAACACCCATCACTGCGAATAATTACATCTATAAGTTCGGCCATCTGTATTACACTTTGAGAAAGGGTAATGAATCGAAAGTGAAGTTGAAACTCTTGAAATATATCGGTAAGGTTGATAGTGATTTACCGACCGAATCATTTCTGGGAGTGAGAGGTCCGTTTGAATTATTGAACGGAACCGGAGATTATGGAGATTGGTGTCGAAAAGCGAATTTTTTCGGTGTGAGTATTTTGGGTATCTGTGAGAAAAACACACTTGCGGGTGTGCTTAAATTTCAGTTGGAATGCCAGAAACACGGTTTGAAACCGGTGATCGGTGAAACCGTTACCGTGTTCAATCAAAAGAAAGATCTTCTGTACGATGTGAAGGTTTACGTCGTGGATGAAACAGGGTGGATGAATCTTCTTTCCATCAACAAGGAAATTAATGTCGATAATAACGTGAGGATCGATGAGGAGAGATTTCTGTCATTGACAAAGGGGTTAATTGTTGTGATTGACCCGAAGAGTTTGCAATTTAAGGATGTACCGAAAGAATTTGAGGGCGCATACTATCAACTTGATTCAGTTAGGTTTGATTCAAATGAAAGGGATAAAACATACCTTCTAAACCTTCAGGAGTATTTCTCAAGTTCCATGTTACCCACAAATATCTGTGACGCGTATTATTTGGACCAAGAATATTTCTATCTGAAAAAAGCGTTGAATTCATCCGCGGGTATAAGTAACGATTTTTCAAAAAATCAATATTTCAAGTGTAACGAAGAATATTTGATGGAGATTAGGGAGTTATTCTCTGATAATGACCAAGATATTATGCTTGATATCATCGGATTCGCGATCGAGAACACAAATGATATCGCTGAAAGGTGTAGTAATTTCAAGGTCGATCTATCACAACGTCATCTTCCTAAATATAAAATGACCGAGGAGGAGTTCAAGAAATATGATGGATCAAAAGTTGATATGCTTATATCCTTGGTCGCGGATGGGTTTAATAGCATGAGGATAAGTGATGTTGATGAACAAGAGAAGTATCTTGATAGACTTGAAACGGAAATAGATGTAATTAAATACGGAGATGTTGTTGATTATTTCTTGATACTTTGGGATATCACCCAATGGTGTAAACGTCAAGGTATACTCGTAGGGTTTGGCCGTGGATCAGCTTGTGGCTCCCTCGTCGCCTATTTATTGGGTCTGACGCACATTAACCCGTTTGATTACGATTTGCTATTCGAACGTTTTCTGAATAAAGGTCGTATCGGTCAACAAGTTGAAGTGGACGTTGTAAAAATCACATTCGATAATAATTTAGATATAGAGTTGGATTTTGATGATAAAGTGTGTATTTTTAGATCGGGAGAAAAATTAGATGTAAAAGCTCAAGATTTAAAAGATGGAGATAGAATCGTTAGTGTCGGATCAGGAGATATTAGCAAAATGCTCGAACGGACAAAGGAATCCGTTTAAGGGTGACAATAACCTTTATAATATTTTGTATAAAACAACCTGTACGGTAAACGGAAAAGTATATGTTGGGGTTCATTCATCAAAAACAGTGGAAGATTCTTATATTGGTGGCGGAATCAAGACGGATTACTCCACCGGTTTAAAAGATTACAAGGACCCTTTATCAATGTCATTAGGTAATTGCGTGAGATTGTACGGGGTTGGTGCGTTTAAGAGAGTGAATTTGTTGTATTTTAATACCGTAGATGATGCATTGATTCAGGAAAAACGTGTAGTTGATCATCAGTGGGTGAGAGATCGACGAACACTAAATTTAAAAATTGGCGGTATTAAGCCGCCGAGACGAGTGGGTGAGAAAAATGGTAATTATGGGAATAAATGGTCCCAAGAAATGAAGGATCATATCTCAGTAATCCGAAAAGACCGGGGTGTTGCGAAAGGGAGTCTTAATCCGAATGCGAAACCGATTGTGATGATAAATATTTATACTTTAGAGGTACATAAATTTCTATCTGCTTATGACGCACAAAAAACATTATCACCGAGTGGTAATCATGATACATTACTTACTTTTCTTCAGAAAGGCAAGCTATTCGAAAGGAAATGGGTTCCTTTATATACGGAGGTGTATTTAAGAGAAACAGATATAAGGAGAAAGGTGATGTCTTTTATTGAAAAATCTAGATTTGTAAAACAGATAAAACAAAATTTGAAATGGAATATATAGTTAAATCAATTAAATTAGAAAAGCGGCAGCGAATCAAGCACGGTTCGCTGCCAGACTAAGGGACATCGATACTGATTTCGAGATGGCGAGAAGACCGGAAGTTAAAAGATACATGGAGGAGCGTTACGGTGCTGATCAAGTTTGCTCCGTGGGAACCTACACGACTCTTCAAGTCAAGGCCGCCGTCAAGGATCTATGTAGGTTGAAAGGTGTCCCCGTCGCCGAGGTAAACTCATTTACTTCTAAAATAGATGGTGTGAAGGATTTTGATGATTTATTCAGAATCGCCTGTCAGAAAAAAGATGTCGCGAATTTCATTAACAGAAACCCGGAGATCATCGAGATGGTCGGCTTGATACAGGGCCAACCGAAGGCGAAATCGATTCACGCGTGTGCCATGATGATCTACCCAGATGAAAAAGACATGTATCATTGGAATCCAATTCGCCGACAGGGTGATATGTTGATCAGCGAGTGGGAGGGTGGTGAACTTGACGCTGCGGGTTTTTTGAAAGAGGATATTCTGGGAATCTTGCAGTTAAGTAAGTTCGGCGACATATTGAAATTAATCAAAGATGATACTGGTGAAGAAATCAACCTCTATGAATTACCCCTTGATGATCCGAAAGTTTATTCGTATTTTCAAAGAGGGTGGAATGGCGATGTATTTCATTTCGGTGCGAAAGGATTAACCGGATATTGTAAGATGTTAAAGCCCGATAACATAACAGAGCTTGTAAACTGTATTGGGTTATATCGACCGGGGGTTATGGAGGGAAATTTTCATAACGAGTATATCCTTCGTAAAAAGGGTGAGAGGGAAGTATCATTTAGAAAAGGGGCGGGAGAAATACTTCAAAGTAGCCGGTATATCATGATATGGCAGGAACAGACAATGAAAATGTTCCAAGTGTTAGGAGGGTTTAATCTTGTTGACGCGGATGGCGCACGCCGGGCGATTGGTAAGAAGAACGTGGAGAAACTTCAACCCTTCAGGGAAAGATTTTTGAAAAATTATATCGAGAATTTCGGTGTTGATCAAAAATACGCGGAAGAGACATGGAAGGAAATTGAGAATATGGCTGATTATCAGTTCAATAGATCCCACGCGGTCGCGTATGCAAACACAGGATACGCGTGCCAGTGGCTAAAAGTGAATTATCCGTTGGCTTTCTGGTCCGTTGCGTTCTCCTACGCTGATGATGATGATTTCCCCGTTTATCTACACGAGATAAATGAAATAGGAAATATCAAGGTGATCCCCCCTGATATTAATGAATCGACGGATAAGATCAAGACAGATTTCACTGATAAAAGTTTGGTGTGGTCAATCTCATCAGTGAAACAGGTCGGCGAGAAGGCACAAGCGGAGATCATGAAGGAAAGATCAGAGAACGGACCTTACTTTGATTTTGATGAATTTTTAGACCGACATTCACAGAAAGGAAGTGCCGTTAATAAAAGTGTTATAGAAAATTTGATTTCATGCGGTGCTTTCGATAAGCTCGAATCAATATCAAACGTTATAGACAGGATAAAACTTATAAAACGATACAGAACTGCTAATAAGGTGAAAATCGACAAGGAGAAAGATGTGTTTGAGTTGAATCCCGGTAAAGTGAAATTAGAGTGGTGGCATAATTTGAGGCAGAAGAAACTGTGCGGCTTGGCGTTTTTCAATTATTCAAAATTATACTTGGATTATTTCAAGGAGATGATCGGCGATTCAGAATATCCTTTCAAAGATTTTTCTGAGATAATTGACGATCCCTTGGAAACGAAAAGTTATAATTTAACAGCCGCGGGTTATGTGTATGAAATCGCAATAAAAACTGGAAGAAAGGGGGATTATGCTATCATCACGCTTGAACAGAATTACCAATTTCGAACAGTTGTTTTCTGGTCCAATGAATATGAATCGTTCGAAAATATTTTGAAAAATTGCAAGGATACAATTCTGTTCATGAACGGCCGAACAAACTGGGATGAGAGGAACCAACAAATGGCAATTTACGCGAATGAAAACACGGAAGTGTTGGTATTAACGTAACGGTTATTTTTGATTGTTGTGATTTGATTTTTAAATCGGTATCTTTAAATTACGAAAATAAGATGAGATGAATACTGTTGTTCATATAGGAAATAGGCCTGTTGTGCTGATATCAGAAGATTCGGAAGATGAGATAGATATTGACACATTATGTAGGATCGATCATGGAAATTTGTATGGTGAGATAGTGACGGTTTCAGCCTTGTTGAACAAGGTGGGAATCTGGAAAGCGGAGGCGGAGGCACTATATAATAGGAGCAAATTGAAATGTGATATTTACGAAGCGAATTTTCGCAAGGATATTCGTATCGAAGCGAATAAAAATCAAGGAAAGTTTAAATTCGGCGATGATTATATCAAATTAACGGAGAAATCCGTGGATGAGGCCATCTATACTGACGCCGAATTTCAAACATTAAAGGATGATATGATTGAGAACCAGCGGATGTTGAATATTTTGGATTCTTGGTTCTGGGCGATTAATGACAAAAGTAAGAAGTTAAGCTCGATAGTTCGACCCGTATCACCGGAGGAATTTTTATCCGAACTAGTTGAATCAAAAGTAAACACATTTTTAATCAAGAAAGGATTGTAGTATGGATTCATTAATAATTGAGAATATTGAGATCAAACCCTGCCCGGGTACTCTTGGTAGATATGATGTGTTCGAAATAAGAAGCGGAGAGAAAATCAAGGAATCATATTCGAAAGATTTAGCATACGGTGTTACCTTGGAAAGGGCGATATCCCTCGCGGTTGAGAGGGTATCATTTGATACGGCCAGTGATTTAAGTTCATTGTTAAATAAATATCATTTATTGAAGGACGAATTTTTAAGTAAATTATCAGAGTTAGGTAAAAAGATTAATTAAACAGTTTAAAAACGTAAAGTTATGGCATTTGACAGAAGTAGATTTAAAGCATCAAGTTTTGAGACTATTCAGAAAGAGGAGCAGAAACAGAAGGAAACGAATAAAACATTTTATCAAACCGATGGACGACGGGCTCCCTTTTACACGATCAGTGACGGACGAAACTGGCTTCGCGTGCTACCATCATCAGACCCGGAAACAGCGGCTTATGTTGCGATGCGTACAACCCAGTTGCCCGTTTTAGATGACGAATGGGAAAACGGTGAGAAAACGGGCCGGAAGGTGATGAAGAATAAGAAAATTTTCATCGCGACAACCCACTGTGACGCGGTTAAGGAATCAGGTCTTCAAGATCCCGTTGAGTTCTATATCCAAAAGGTGTTTGAAAAAGCGGAAGATTTTCAGGATGAGAATGATAAGAAGAAATTCTTATTTCCGATACAGGGTGGCGGATCAGGAAAGAATTGGAAACCTGGGTGTATCCCTCAATCAACCTGGGTCTGCTACGTGCAGGATGCAAAAAGGGATTTGTACCGTCTCGAATTAAGAACAAATTGGTTCAATTTATTGCACAAGAAATCAATCGAATTGGCGGAGGAGTGCAATAAGGTGTCCTTAGATATGTTCTCATCACCTGATGATGGTTTCCCGTTGATTATTGTGAAAGGAACTAAAACACAGAACGGAAAGGAAAGGGTTTATTACGATGTTGAGGCAGGAAAACCCACGGTTGGACAATCATGGGAAGATTTTTTTGAAAAATGCAAGATCTCCGATTCGGAATTAGAAAGATTGGCGGGTCAACCATCTTTGAAAGAATTATACGTTGACTGTTACACAACCCGTGATCTGAATCTCGCGCTAGAGGGGTTGAAGAATCTCGAAGCGCAACACCCGGAGTTCGACGTGTTGGGTGATCCTGACTTCGAGGAACTTGTAAGTAAGTTATATGAAATCGTTCCTGAACCGAAACAAGTTGCCGAAGATGAGGTCGAGCAGGCGTTTAAAAAAGAAGAATCGAATGAAGTGACACCACTGAAGATGAAAAAGATGCTTCGTGAGTATATAGCATCCAATTATTCCGACGAAGGGTATACCTTACCGAATTTATCGAAGGAGGATCTTGTTAGGTGGTATCAACTCGCGATGGAAGGTGAGGAATTACCGTTTGATGAAATGGCGGGTGAAGGATTGCCGTTTGATGAAATGGATGAGGCACCCAATACATCGCCGGTGACTGAAAAAAAGGAAGCAAAACAGGAGGATACCGGGGTTAAAATTCACGATCCGAAAGACGTGAAAGCTTCTTTGAGAAATATTCTTAATCGAAAAAAATAAGAAAGGGGTAACACCCTTTCTTTCATCAACATGAAATATGGATAAGAATAAGGTCATAGGTGTCATCTCAACGGATTGGCACCTACAACAATCTAATATAGCTATCGTGAAAGATCTTATCAATCAGCAGATTAAACTTGCACAACAACACGATTGCAAGACATTACTCTGTTTGGGAGATGTGTTCGATAGTAGGATTTCACAGAGAGAGGAGGTTTTGAATGCGTTCACGGCGATACTTGATATGATCAGGGAGAATCATATGATTCTGGGTTGTATCCCTGGAAACCATGACAAGACCGATTATAAAAGTGATAGTAGCTTTTTGGATCCGTTTTATCACCACCCAGCATTTCACCTTCACAGAACCGAGGAATTAATATCAATTCAAAATCTAACGGTAGGTGTTATGCCGTTTTATGACACTGAAATGTGGTTGGAGAGGTATGAGAAGTTGAGGGCAAGGATCTCCGAGAATGGTATCGCGGCATCAGCACCCAAGGTATTGTTGAGTCATACCGCGTTAACGGGAAGTGTCAATAATGATGGCTCAAAAGTCACAAGCAAGATCACACCTAAGTTATTGAAAGAAACCTTCACGAGGGTTTATCTCGGACATTATCACAACGCCCAGGAAGTATCACAGGGAATATATCACCTATCTTCGATAAGGCAGAATAATTTCGGCGAGGATCCGGAAAAAGGCTTTTGGTTGCTACATGATGACGGGGAAGTGATTTTTGAGAAAGCACGATTCAGGGAATACCGTTCATTCAAGATTGACCTAGATAACATATCGAAATCAGAACTAGTTAAACTCGCGGAAGAGCAAGACACATCGAATTCAAACGTAAAAATTGAATTTATCGGATCTGAAAGTAAGCTTAAATCACTTGCCGATGAAATTTTCACGGAGAGGGGTATTATTGTGAAGAAACGGAGAAAGGATATAGAGTGCGATGTTGTTCCCGTTAACGGAGAAGAAAACAATCCGGTGTCGAGAGCAAGTATGAAGGATGTGTTTAAAAAATTCTGCGACGAGAAAAAATATGATTTTAACGCGGGATATAATTTCCTGAAAAAATACGTTGAGTGATGGATTTAAAAAGTATGATTGCCGGAATTGAGAAAGAATTCGGTAAGGAAGCAATATGTGGTAGTTATATAGATGTTGAGAGAGTATCATCAGGTTCGTTAATCCTAGATAGAGCTCTGGGTGGGGGTTACGGACTGGGTAGGCTGGTTGAAATATTCGGACATGAATCGAGTGGCAAAGCCCTAAAGAATGGTACAAAGATATTTACGGAACAAGGTCTCACGCCTATTGAGAGTTTAAGAATAGGGGATAAGGTTTACGCGTCGGATGGAAACCTTTATCCTGTAACCGGTGTTTATCCTCAAGGAATAAAACGATTATATAAGGTTCGGTTTATTGATGGTGTTGAAAAAATATGCTCGGAGGACCATATTTGGTTCGCAAAAGATATGGGTAACCCTCATATTCGAAAATATGCACCCAGAACGCTTAAATCAATGATAGAAAAAGGCGTTTTAAGAAATCGCGTTCCGAGTGATTATAGGAGGGGCATAACAAAGCCTAATTATAGATGGGAGATTCCTTTATGCAAACCTTTAGAGAGAGAACCTATTGATTGTTTTATCTCTCCTTATATTTTGGGGGTTCTTCTTGGCGATGGATGCCTCCATTGTTATCCCACTATGGCGATAGGAAACACTGATTCCGATATTATCGATCGAGTTAAATTAGAATTAAATGATGGTTACAGGATAACTGTTTGTAGAAATCAGAAAAATTGTTCTCAATATCGAATTGTAAAGGATATTTATAGTCGTGAAAATGAATATATTTCTGAACTTGATCGATTAGGTATTCGAGTTCCTTCGTCCGATAAGTTTATACCAAAAAACTATCTCAACGGTTCTATTTCGCAAAGAAGGGATCTGTTGGCGGGATTAATGGATACGGATGGTTGCGTTTCGGCAAGTGTTGTATCATATACAAGCGCATCACTTCAACTTATAAACGATATCATTTATCTTGTTCAAAGTTTAGGTGGATATACGTCCCCGGTTAAATTATGTCATAACACGAAAGGTTTTTCCTATTACTCTATTTCGTTGAGGGTGACGTTCAATCCATTTAGTTGCAAAAGAAAGCATAGTAAAGCCGCTCTTCTCACAGGAAGGGGGTGTCATAGAAAGGTTGTCGCAATAGATGAGGTTGATGCAGGCGAATGTACTTGTATTAGCATAGATTCACCCGATCATTCATATTTGCTTGAGGATCATGTTATAACACATAATACTTCCCTCGCCATTCACGCGTGCAGGGAAGTACAGGATATGGGTCGCTCGGCAGGTTACATCGATACTGAACAGGCGATGGATCCTGATTATATGAGGGCACTCGGTATCGATTTGAGCACGGAAAAGTTTGTGTTAAGTCAGGCAGATTCGGCAGAGATGGCCCTTTCCATCATGAGGAGGATGTTAGATTGTCCGGATATCGGTATAATTATCCTTGACTCCATCGCCGCGCTGGTACCCAAAGCGAGGATAGATGGTGAGGTCGGTGACGCGGTAATCGCATTAGTTGCCCGGTTGATGAGTGCCGAGTTACCCCTTATAGCGCAGAAGGCAAAGAAGAATAAGACGTTGGTTATATTCATAAATCAATACCGAAGTAATATCGGATTTATGGGTGCGGCGAACACAACACCCGGAGGAAACGCGATGAAATTTTACGCATCCCAGCGCATTGAGATTTGCAGGATGGGTAATAAAAAAGAGGGCGATGATGTCACGGCTATCCGGAGTAAGGTCACCGTTAAGAAAAACAAAATAGCACCACCGTTTAAGCAGGCGGAGATTTCAATCGCTTTCGGTAAGGGAATCGATATCATGCAAGAAATATTAGATTTATCGATCGAGCAGGGTATTATCAAGAAGAACGGAAGTTGGTTCTCCTATAATGGAACGAGTCTGGGTCAAGGCGAGGTGAATGTCAAAACCGTGCTATCCGATAACCCGGAATTATTGGAGGAAATACGCAAACAGATAAAATTAGATTAACATGCAACCGATAAAATTAAAGTTAACGAATTTTCTTTCGTTCAAGGAACTTGAATATGATTTCGAGGAAGGTCCGGTACTTCTGGTTGGTGAGAATAGATCCGATGAGGGTCAGGAGAGTAATGGAAGTGGGAAGACCGCTATTCAGTCCGCGATAGAGAAGTGTTGGTTGGATTACACTTCTAGAAAGAATGTCCGAGACATCGATTTAATTAGAAGGGGCCAGAAGGAATCGGTTATCGAATCATGGATTTATTGCCCGGTAAGGGATCAAGTTCTCCATATCAAAAGGGTTTTGACGAGAAAGGGGAACAAGCTTGAACTCTATATCAATGATGAACCCATTCAATTCGCGACAGTGAATGATGGGAATAATCGAATTATCGAATGGATCGGTATCACAAAGGAGGATCTGAGTAATTATTATATAGTGAACAAAGAGCGTTTCGCATCTTTCTTCTCATCATCAAATTCACAGAAACTTCAATTGATGGCCCGATTTAGTAACGTAGGTTTTCTTGATGATATTGATAATGATATCAAAGTTGGGATATCAACGAAAGAACATGAAAGGTCAAGTATTCTTGAAAAAAAATCATTTATTCAAGGAAAAATTTCGGTTTTCGAGGAACGGATTAATGAATGTTCCCTTGAGAAGTTTGAGAAAGCGAAAGAGGAGGCGATATCAAAGTACAGGGATGAGATAGATAATTATGAAAATTCAATCGAATCGAGTAAAAATACGATCAACCATCTTTCGACTGAAAACGAGAATATTAAGAGGGAGCTGGTATCCGTTAATAAGAAATTAAAGGAATACACGGACTCGCTCTCACGAAAAGTTGATGAACATTCATTGATAAACAAAAAAATTAGTGATATCGAAGCGGGTTTGAAGGGTTATCGCGAGAGGGAGATTGAATTGAATTCGGCGGTAAAGGACGCGGTTGACGCTGAACGTGAAATTGAAATGGCGCTTGGTGAGATAAACAAGAAACTCGCGGGCATTATCACCTGCCCCAAGTGCGGCCATAGATTCCTCGTTGATGAGGATTCGGATGTTGACGAAGAGGAATCGAAGAAGGTGGAAATTCTTTCATTGAAAAAAGAGATTGGAAAATCCATTCAATCGTTAAGGAACGATTTATCGCGATTGGAGGACGAAAGCCGCGAATCAACGAACTCATTAAAATCGGAGAGGGAGATTGAGATATCTTTTTCCCGTGAATTATCGTCTTTAAGGAAAAATATTATCCAAATTGAAGAAGACATCGATAAAAATCAATCGATGATTGAAAACAATAATAGACGTATTAAATTGGAGGAAAAAAGTATACTCGATAGTAAGAACGAGATAACGAAATGGGAGGAATGTATTAAAAAAATGAGTGAGAAGGATCCGGGTGATTCGTGGGAGGAGGAAATAACGAGAAGAAGGACGGATTTATACGAAGCCCAGGTGACGCTAAAAGATATCAACGACCTTTTAAAGGCGGTTGAGTCAGAGATTGAAAATATGAGGGTTTGGCTCGTTCAATACAAGGAATTCAGAATGTACCTTGCGAATATCAGCATCAAGGAGATGCAATATAATTGTAATGAGATGTTGAAAGATATGGGGTCCGATTTACGGGTTAGTATTGACGGTTTCAAAAGAAAAGCTGATGGTACAATCAAAGAGGAGATCACACCGACAATCATAAGGGATGAGGCCCTGCCGTTCAATTCTTTTTCAGGGGGTGAGAGAGGTAGATTGGAATACGCGATGATACTTGCACAACAGAAAATGATCAATCATTCAAGCAAACATAACGGTTTGAATTTTTTGTTCACGGATGAGATAGCGGAAGGAATCGATGCGTTGGGTTTAAAATCCCTCGTGAAATCATTGAATCAATTTTCATTTCCCATGATGATAACGACTCACGTTGTAAATCAAGCGGTTGGAAGTAAGGTTTTGAAAGTTATCAAGGAAAACGACATAAGTAGGATAGAATAATGAAAGAGAAAGTTTATATTGGAATTGATCCCGGAAAAGCGGGTTTTATATGTATCCTAGCACCGTATGAAGAGATCGAATTCATACCGATTCAAAAAGATCCGAAAGCGGAATTCGATTTGTGGCATGTTAGAGGTGTTATTGAAGGTATATTCACTCGGTTTGAGGGCATGGATATTGTTGTTGGCATCGAATCGGTTCATGCGTTATTCGGTGCGTCAGCGGGTAGTACGTTTAACTTCGGTTATATAACCGGGGTGCTGAACGGTCTCGTCGCGGCAAAAGGTGTTACCATTGTTAACCCACAGCCGAAGGAATGGCAGAAGGTTATGTGGGAAGGCGTGGGTCTGATTAAGAAGAAATCATCATCAGGGAAGACCGAGGTAACTGACACGAAGGCAACCTCTATCAAAGCCTGTAAGAAGTTATTCCCCACCGTTGATCTTAGAAGGACTGAAAGATCAACGAAGATGGATGATAATAAATGTGATAGCTTGCTCATCGCGATGTACTTAAAACGTAAAAACTTTTGATATGGCGACGAAATTTTATTGTCGAAATGAGAAATGCGACAAGTACAATGAAGAAATTCATTTTAATTCGGTTAGTTACGTGATTCGGGATGGACATCTCACACCAAAGGAGCGTCTTGTTTGCGATCATTGTAACCAAGAGGTTGAGATGGTGAATGTGAAAAATGAAGGGGGTGTGGGGTTTAATCTTGCACGGTTTGATTCACTCTCCAATGATGATAAGAAGAGATGGATAATGGAGAGAAATAAAAAAGTTCGAAAACACGATGCTGAGATGAAGCGATTCTATGAAAAGAAGATTCTCGGTACAAATTTGGATTGATATGGCGGAGTTATTAACAAACAATATCTGGGAAGTTTGTTTGGGTATTGTCAAACATCAAGGAGTTCAGCTCATGGTCCTTGAAAATTTCGGGGAATTGAGCTTCTGGATCGTTGACAGTTTTTCAACAAAAGGTATCGGTCAAAGCTACAATGAGTTAACCGGGAAAGATATCACACAGTATTTATCTCACCAAGCGTTTTATTCACCAAGTGGAAAATCCTTGTTGGAACAGGCGCAGGGGGTGAAACGGGTGACAATGAAGTTTGGGCACGATAATTATATTTGGGTCTTAAATGTTGAGTGACCATGTGAGGAGGAATTTTCCTCCTCTTTTTACATGAAACTTTTTCGCAATTCTGTTGGCAAATAGATAAACATTGTGTATCTTTATGGTGTTGAAAGATAAGAACAAGATTCAATAAATACGATTGTGAGTAAAATAATTAGAATGGAAAGGGTTACCTCATGGGGGAGAGCTCTTAATGCAGCGAGAAGAACGGTTGGCAAACGACCTTTAGACAGGGAGCCTTCAAAATCATGGGAAGCGAAAATGCTACTGGCAGAGCATAGCCCGATTCGGTTGGTTGAATTCGAATGGACGTGGCAGGATATAAAACAATGGATCACTGTTCATCTAGTGAGACATCATGAGGGATGTGAGAAATTTATTCATTCCCAGAGAGAGGATCGGAGGAATTTGATTGTACCCCGGGATAAACTCGAACAAGGTTCACTGAATGACATGGATATGACTGCTAACGCACAAGCGTTAATAAATATATCGAAGGTTCGTCTCTGCATGAAGGCATCGAAAGAAACGAGAAGGGCGTGGCGTCAGGTTATAGACGCAGTGAGGGAGATAGATCCTGTGATGGCGGATAAGTGCGTACCGTCCTGTGTATACAGAGGTTTTTGCCCGGAGATGGAGGGGTGCGGGTATGATAAAACGAATGAATTCCAAGAAGTGTTGAAACAATATAGAAAAACTGATTATGAGAACTGATGTTGAGATTTTGGTTGAAAAAATACTGAACGCGAATAATTTATACAGAAAGGGGTCTCCCATTATGACGGACGCGGAGTACGATTCATTGATCGACGACTTACGGGAGATAGAACCCGACCATATGCTGTTGAGGAGAAGCATTATCGAGTCGGTAAAAGGTAAGGATCGAGTGAGTAAACTCCCTCTACCGATGTTTAGCTTGGAAAAAGTTAAAACGATGGATGAGGTTATCTCGTGGTTAAAGTGGTTAAAAACGTTCCCCGGGGAAACAAAATTGGTTTTGACACCTAAATATGACGGCATTTCCCTCCTCACGGAGACGGGTCTTTACGGGAAGGCTTGGACAAGAGGTGATGGTGATGAAGGTCAGGAGAGTTCGGAAAGGTTCAAACTTTTATGGTACAGGCGCCGTGGTATGATCCATTTGAGAGAGATTGGCGCGCATTACTGTTGGGGAGAGGCTATCATGAGAAAGGATGAATTCAAACCGTATCTTGAAAGTGGCGAGTACAAAACGGCTCGAAACATGGTTGCCGGTCAGTTTAACGGTGATAAATGGCGAGCTGATATTATGACAAAAATTGACTACGTTATTTACGGTTGTGATCTTGATCTCGATAAATCGATCCAGATGGTCGAACTGAAACAGGTTAGTGATATCAAGTACGAGGTTACCACTGTTCATGAAATATTGGATAATCCCGATATCTTCCAGCAGCTATACGACGAGTGGGGCGATGTTTATAACATTGACGGTATCGTCATGGAGATTAGTTCCGTCGATCTTAGAAAGGAGTTGGGAAGATTGCCAAATGGAAACCCACGATATGCCGTGGCAGTGAAATTTCCTGAATGGAATGATAGTAAGCTAACGAAGGTAACAGGTATCACGTGGAAGATCAGCAAGGACGGTCTCTCAAAACCGGTGATTAACATAGAACCCGTTGAGCTGGCCGGTGCGACTGTGACAAATGTTACAGGACATAACGCGGCGTATATCGTGGATAATTGTATTTGCGAGGGAGCGAACATCAAGGTTAGGAGATCCGGCGATGTCATACCGAAGCATGATAAAACGATAATGTACGATGCACCGGATTATGAAAAGATGCGTGATGATATGATTATATGTCCGAGTTGTGGGAGACCGTTACGCTGGGATAAGAACTTTGTCGAACTTGTTTGTGTTAACCGTGATTGCAAGGAAAAGATCATCGCAAGAAACCTGTTTTTCTTTGTCACAATGGGTATCGAGGAGATAGGTGAACCAACGGTTAAGAAATTATACGAAAACGGTTATAAAACGATCAGGGACATATTATCAATGTCAAAAGAGGCTTGGACCAAGATAGAGGGACTTGGCGTGGCGAATTATGATAAGATCTTTTTACAGATAGAGAGGATTGGAATGTTCACTGAGATACCCCTCGCGAGACTTTTAACCGCGTGTAACGTTTTCGGTGGTGCGTTCGGTGAGAAAACATGTCAGTTAATTTTCGATAACATTGATGATGTTGAGTTTGATGAGATATGGAGGAAGATGCCTTCCCCGGAACATCGCTGGTTCGACCTTGAAAACCGTCTACGGGAAATCAAAGGGATCGGTGCCATTGTGGCATCAAAATTTCTATCAAGCATGATTGAACTAGACAAGGACATGATACCCTTGGATAAATTTAAAACGTATATTCGAAAAAAGAGAACTGCGTGCCAGGGTAAATCTTACTCAATATGTTTTTCTGGTGTGAGAGATAAATCGCTTGAAAGTGAATTAGAGGGGAGGGGTCATAAAATAGTATCGGGGGTTAGTAAAAACACGGATATTCTGATCGTCAAGGATGTGAACGGGAATTCCTCAAAGATTAATAAAGCGAAGGAACTCGGTGTTGATATTTTATCGATCGATGACAGGGAGGGTATTTTGTCGAAAATTAACGGGTAGTTATGCGGTATTTTTATTTGGAGAAGACATATATCTATGTGGGTTTCAAATATGACCCATCACTTGTATCCATGCTCAAGCAAATCGGTGGTTTCTTCTATAATCCCCAAACGAAGGAATGGTACCGTGAGATCTCGTTGGATAAGGGTAAACTGATAGAACGATTCCTTGAACAGAATGATTTTGTAAACAAGAGACCTCAACCTTCATTGGATAATCTCACTCTCCCAGAATACGAGGAGATTATTTCGTTGGAAAATATAAAGGAATTGATAAATGATCTCCATCTGAAAAGAAATTTACGTGATTATCAGATTGAATGTATTCATTACCTTGCAAATCACCCTAACGCTATAAACGGGTGTTCACCGGGATTGGGAAAAACGGGTGTGTCAATCGTTTTAGTTGAAGCACTTCAATTATTTCCATGTCTCGTCGTAACTCCCGCGTCGGTAAAGTATGGGTGGAAGGCTGAGTGGCAGAAATGGGTTGATATGAGAAAGAGAAAAGTTCAAGTACTTGAAAGCAAGGACAAATGGAAACCTCACCAAGATGTTTACGTTCTAAATTATGACATATTGTATAAGAAGGATAAGGAAAATGGTATTCAAATTAGATTCCCCGAATTATTGGAAATGGAGTGGGAATCAATGTTCTTGGACGAAGCGCATATGTGTAAAAACAAAAAGAGCCTCCGAAGTGAATGGGTTAGGAGAGTGGCGAAGAAATCACAGTTCATTTACCCCCTAACGGGTACGTTGGTTATGAACAGACCCGCAGAATTGATTAATATACTCGAATTAACGGGGTGGTTCAAGGAACTGTTTAATGATTGGACTTCTTTTGTTTATAGATATTGCAATGGGAAGAAAAGGTGTGTGAGGGGTCAATCCTACGGCTGGGATATCTCTTGTGCGAGCAACACGTTGGAATTAAATAAAATCATATCGAATTCATGTTATTTTAGAAAAGAGAAGAGAGATGTTCTTACAGAGCTACCTCCGTTGATTGAGAATGTCATTCCAGTTCATATCAGTAATATGAAAGAGTATAAAAAGGCGGAGAGTGGCCTGATCGATTATCTGAGTAAAATTGATATTGAACGCGCCGAGAAGGCGGAGAACGCACCCCATCTTGTGAAGTTAAGCACGTTGAAAGAATTGTCTTTGAAGGGAAAGATGAAGGATATAGAAGTGTTTCTTAATGAGTGGAAAGAGATTTCAGAAGAAAAGCTATTAATATTCGGTGTTAGGAGGGAGCCTTTAAAAAAGCTTGCTGAGAAGTACCGAAGTCCGATTATTCAGGGTGGTATGACTGCGAAAGATAAATTTGACACTGTTCAAACTTACAGAACGAGTTGCGAACAGTTTTTATTCGCGAATATAGACGCGGTGGGAACTGGCGTCGATGGATTACAGGATTGTTGCAGTAACCTCGTGTATATAGAATTGCCCGATAAGTTCACAACATTGGATCAGACAAATTCCCGATTGGAGAGAATGGGGCAGAAAAATAACATAAACGTGTTTTACCTTCTCTGCCCAGATACCATCGACACGTACATGGCGGAATTAGTTGAAGGTAAGAAAAAAGTCACGGATGCCATAAATAAGGGGGTTGACGTTGATGTCAGTGAGATGGATATTAATTTCATGGTGATGAAAAGATTGAAAGATTCGGGGAAATAATCTCTGTTTCTATTGATAATTCGATACACTTTGTGTATCTTTAGAGTGTTGAAATAATAAAAGAACTAAAGGTAAGAGGACATGAGAACAGTTTTTCGAATTTATGAACTAAAAAGCGCTTTCGATCTGGGTATCGAAATAGATAGATACACCAATTACATGGTAATGTGTAAGGTTGGGTATGATTATGAAACCTACGAGGCAGCGGAGGAAGAGATATCCAAGTTGCTAGACGAGGCAAACTGGGAACCTGAATACTGTATTAAAAAAGTATACATTAAATAATATTATGAAACTTGATAAATATAAACAGGCGATTGCAGATGAGTACTTACGATCGAATAAAAATATTTTTGTTAATGCAAGTGCGGGTGCAGGTAAGACTTCATTACTCCTTCACCTCCTAAATATCACGCCCTCCTACAAGGATTGCTTGTTTTTGGCATTCAATAGGAGTATTGTTGAAGAATTAGAGAGAAAATGCTTGGGAAGGGCCGAGGTTAAAACGATACACAGTAAAGCGTATTCGACGTTATTGAAAAACAAAAAGTGTACGTTTAAACTTTCAAAATGGAGGGATTATTCGATTTGCAAAAAATATCTTTCACCCACATGGAGTATCGATCCAAAATATGAGAATTCTAGGATTATGAATATATCGAGGATCTACCAATTCATGAGAATGAATCTGATAGATATTGATGATTTCGAGACGTTGGAAAGTGTTTGTGCGAGATGGGATGTCGACTTTGACCCATCCTATTACAAGGATATAAGAAAATTCATTGAAGCGATTGACGAGGAAACGAATCATTTAAGGGTTAATAAGTTAGATATTGACTTCACGGACCAACTATACCTAGCGTACAAGTATGTTCCCGCGGAATTATACCCGAAATACGATGTTATTTTCTGTGACGAGGCGCAAGATCTGAATGTCTTGCAGAGAGAGTTGATATTGAGAATGCTCAAAGAAAACGGGCGGTTAATCACTGTAGGCGACGAAATGCAGGCGATTTATGGGTTTCAAGGTTGTTCAGTTGATTCATTCAAAGCGTTTGAAATGAGACCGAACACAATCTCATTACCCTTGAATTTAACGTATAGATGTGCCAAACGTATAGTCGATGTTGCCCGGAAATATTCGCCGGACATAGAAGCGAAGGAGGATGCTAACGAAGGTGAGGTGAGAGAGGGGTCGTTGGACGAAGTTCGTAACGGCGATTATATAATATGCAGGAATAATCTTCCCTTGGTTGAAACTTTCATCAAATTACTGGGTGAGGGGAAGAAATCAGTGATACTCGGAAAAGATTACGGTGAGAGCATCCTTTTGCTTTTAAATCGTGTCGAATCAGAGAGAGGTCTTTTGGAATTGTTGCGGGAAAAGAAAGATGAACTCATTGAACGGGGTATCAAAAACTTTTCGGTGAATGAATCCTATGTTGTCCTTCTTGAAAAGGTTCAGATATTATTACTTCTTAATAGAAGATACGGGTCTTTTCAGGAGGTCAAAAAAGCCTTAACTGATATTTTCGGTGATGAATCGAAAGATAAGATCCTCCTATCAACGATTCATAAGAGCAAGGGGTTAGAGGCTGATAGGGTGTTTATTCTCGGATTCAATGAATTGATCCCGAGTAAATACGCCACAACCGAACTCGCACTTTACGGAGAAAAATGCCTTCAATTCGTGGCGGTTACACGGGCGAAGAATACATTAATTTTTTTACCATATAAAGAGAAAAATGAAAAAACCGAAATTGTACATTGAGACGGGTGTTAAACACGCGATAACATTGGTTTGTGCCAATAAAATACCTGTCTTGGAACCTTATTTACCTGATTTAAAGAAACTTCAAAATCATATGATTTATGAGAGAAGGGCGTGCGAATTGGATAAAAATAGGAAGCCAAAACCTTTGGTTATCGTATTAGAAAATCGTATCTTTAATTCTGTTTTGCGAGAACTGGCATGCAAGGGCGGGCGGATTGAATCACTCGATTACATCAATTTGATAGTCCAATCAGGTAACCTCCCCATTTGCCGTGTCGTACCTCGTAACGAGGATGAGATATAGTTTTTAATATTTAATATATGGAGAATATTGTAAATAGTAGAAAGGAAATTGGCGATTACATCTTTGTCAGTAAATACGCGAGAACCGTTCACGGTAAAAAAGAAACGTGGGATCAGAGTATCGATCGCGTGATGGAAATGCATTGGAGGCATTTGGCAGATGATATGACCATTTCGGATTCATCTCTCGATGATTTATCAAAAGAAATGAGTTTCGCTGAGAAACTTTACAGGAATCAAGTTATTCTTGGCGCGCAACGAGCGCTTCAATACGGTGGTAACACACTATTGAAACACCACGCTCGAAATTATAACTGTGCCGGTTCATACGCGAACAGAATTTCATTTTTTCAAGAATTGATGTATCTCCTGTTGTGCGGTAGCGGAACGGGGTATTCCGTTCAAAAAGTTCACGTCAATCAACTCCCTAAAATGAAGGGCGTTGATATGTCAAAACAAACCACTTATGTGATAGATGATTCGATCGAGGGATGGTCCCATGCTGTTAACGCGTTAATCGAATCACATTATTTCGGACTACCGGAAGTAGTTTTCGATTCATCGAGAGTGAGGCCGAAGGGTGCGTTTATTACCGGTGGGTTTAGAGCGCCCGGTCCGGAACCGTTAATGAAATGTCTAAGTAAGATGGGTAAGGTTCTCGGAAAGATAAGGGGGAGAAAGGCGACACCGTTCGAGGTTCACAGACTAGCCTGTTTGATCGCCGATGCTGTCATTTCGGGGGGTATCCGCCGGTCTGCCCTGCTCTGCCAGTTTGATGCCGACGACAGGGAAATGTTAACCTGTAAAACAGGTGGTTGGTTCAGTGAATTCCCGGAACTTGCAAGGGCGAATAACAGTGCCATCATATTACCCTCAACCCCGAAAGAGGTTTATGAGAACATCTTCTCATCAATTAAGCAATTCGGTGAACCGGGGATCATCTTTTCATTTCACCCGGATATTGTGTATAATCCATGTGTGGAAGTATCCGGTTACCCACAAATAGAAATCAATGGTGAGATCCAGTACGGGTGGTTTTTCTGTAACCTAACCGAGATTAACGGATCAAAGATAAAAACGAAGGAGGAATTTTTTGACGCATGCCGGGGAGCTTCCGTGCTGGGAACGATTCAGGCATCATACACATCATTTAAGGTTTTAACCAAGGCATCCCGGCTGATCGCGGAAAGAGATGCCCTTATAGGGGTCGGTATAACGGGTATGTGTGAGAACCCCGAAATTCTTTTCAATCCCGAAATTCAAGACGAAGGTGCGAGATTGGTTCAAAAAACGAATGTCAAAATGTCCCGTATAATCGGTATCAACCCGGCCGCACGATGCACGGTGGTTAAACCGTCAGGGAATTCAAGCCAACTACTCGGTTGTACAAGCTCAGGAATACATAAATTTCCGTTTAAAAGATTCATCCGAAATATTCAAGCCGCCAATACCGAACAGGCGTTGAGATATGTCAAAGAGATCAATCCGATGATGGTTAAACCGTCAGTGTATGACAAGGAAGTTGAAAGTGTCATTTCATTTCCCGTTGAACTCGATGATAACGTGTTAACGTCCGAGTATTCATCAGCCGTCGATTTCCTTGAAATGGTTAAGATGACAAAAGCGCATTGGATTGAGAACGGAACGAATTTTGACCATCAGTTTTACAAGAAACATCCGAAATTCGCGAAGATGAGGATGAATGTATCCAACACTTGCATGGTTAAGGATGATGAATGGGATGAGGTGAAAGAATACGTGTGGAATAACAGAGATGTGTTTTCAGGTATAAGTTTTCTTCCTAAAGGAGGTGACCTTTTATACCCGCAAGCTCCCTATACCAGCGTTTTGGATGAAAAAGAGTTAGCTGAAAGATACGGTGCGGGTGCGATACTTGCCGGTGGTTTGATCGTTGATGGGTTGGCTGTGTTTAACGATGATCTCTGGCTGGCTTGTGATGTCGCGATGGGTAGGAACACACATCACCTAACTCTCACGGATCAGGATATAACCAATTTCATCCTCTCCCATCTAAAAAATGGGAAGTTACTTGTCGAAGTGAACGGAGTGATGATTAGTGATGTTAACGCGATATCCTCTCACCTACAATCCCTCGTGGATAAGAAAATTGATTGGGTCCGCAGGTTCAAGAAATTCGCCGGGAAATACCTGGGAGGGGATCTCACGAAGACCGAGTTCTGCTTGAAACATGTTTCATTATTCCATCGTTGGCAGAAGTTGAAGGATATGAAACATATCGATTGGTCCTTGATAACGGACTGGGACGAAGAATGGGTTGACGCGGGATCGACCGTCGCGCAAGCGTGTTCGGGGGGTTCCTGTGAATTGAAATGATTTTCAGCTTTCATATATTTTAATTTTTTAGTTTAATATCGAGGAGGAATTTCCCTCCTCTTTTTTTATCTTTTTACATGAACTTTTTCCTGATTTTTGTTGGTGGATTGATAAACATTGTGTATCTTTATGGTGTTGAAAGATAAGAACAAACGAACTAAAAACAAGAAGATATGAAAACGAACGCTGAAAGAAAAAACGAGATAATTTCAAAGTTAAGAAGCTTAGCTGAATTGGAGGAAGAAAGAGAACATATTGATTTCGAATTGGAGAAGGCAGTCACCATGAATGATAACGATCGGTATTATGAAGCCGTTTCGGCAAGGGTTGATCAGGATACCAAGATCAACCGTTTGATGGGAACGATCAAAAGAATGATCAAAAAATTGATGAACGATATTTACGGTTCATGGTCATGGATTGATGAAAATGATTTCGTTGAGATAGTTTCAAATTTCAAGAGATTCGCTTGATATGGGCGAATCTCACAATAACACTAAAAATTATGAGACAAGTATCGAAAATTGATTATTCACATTTCACGATCCCGTTGGTTAAAGATCCAACAGAGATCCATGTGTTAAGTGTTAGTTCTGATAAATGTTTACCTGTGAGGGCGAGGGGTGGTATGAAGGATCATTTAATCAGAACATGGTTGTTCACGCAGCCTTTATTGGAAGAGGCTGCTCGCATATTAAACTTGCATCGAAATGGTAGTCGGCGTGAATTAGAGGAAAGATTGAAGGAAAGATCATATCGGGAGCTAAAGAGCGTTATATCTGGAATGTATTCAAAAACAAATTTTACGAAAGATGGAAAACAAAGGAACTTGTAAGGATGATCAGGGCTTGATACCTAATGATCTTAGAAGTGGCCAAGAAAAGAGAAGAGAAAGAAGAAAGAAAGAGAGGCAAGACAGGTGGAGAAAGATTCAAGAATACGAGCAAAGCTATTTTGGCAGTTCAAATAAATCAAGAAGATCAGCCGTTCTTAGAAAGAAAATGAGTAAAAACAACGTAAAATCATGAAAAATGGACGTTAAAGATATTAATCTGAATGAATACGAAGTTGATGAGTGTTTGGATAACGGTAATATCGTGCTGAGAAAGAAGAAAAGCAAATTCCCAACATGGGAAGGCTTAGGAAATATTTCGGGTGTGGTGTTTATTGGGTCGAGATCAGAATTTTTTGAAGCTTCAGGCGTACCTGCATCTAATAGCAATAGAAATATATTCCTTACTGAAAAACATGCAAAATCAGCATTGGCAATGGCTCAGATTTCACAATTAATTCCATATTACGGGGGAGAGATCACAAATGATGAATGGAAGGATAGTTCTATCAGAAAATATATTATTTTTAGAAAGATGAGCTATGTTGGGAGGTGTGAAGCTTATTCTAATTATGAATTCCTAGCTTTTCACACTGCGGAACAAAGAGATGAATTCTTGAAGAATAATGAACAATTAGTTAAGGATTATCTAATGATTGAGTGATATGAAAAAATACGAATCAAAAATAGAGGTGGTGGCAACGGAGATAACCGCCGGTGAATATTCCAAGAAAATCGGTTATGAAATCCTGAACTCAGACGGTGTACCTCGCGACAAGGACGAACCGGGTTACCGAATTAAAGGACCGGGTTTCGTGAAATGGATGCCGAAGGAGGATTTCGAGAGTGAGTTCTCGTGTGTTGAAACTTGGAAAGACAGGTTGGTTATTGAACGAGATGAATTGTTAGTCAGAGTGACCAAGTTAAGGGATTTCATCAACTCTAAAACGTTCAATCACGTTAGTGGTAAACAGGAATACCTTCTACGTGAACAATTACATCACATGCAGTGTTATTTGGATATTCTGGATGACCGTTTAACCAAGTGAAACAATATGAAGAAAATACCTGCATCTCTTCAAAAAATGAGATATGATAAACAAGGAGAAATTGTGCAAGTCGTTTGCTTGGTTGACTCCGTGACAAAAGGTGGTGAATATACACTCTGCGGTAACGCTATACCCGATTCTGCAATGGAATATGAAGGAGCTGAAAGGGTTGATGAAGGGTTTTGCGGCTCTATCCGAGATGTAACGTGTGCTGATTGCATTAATAAAATTACCTATATCAGATCATTAAAATAACAGTATGAGCAAAAATACAAATACAGAAAATCCAAAGCCTCGCAAAGTAACCATTACGTATCCCGAGTACGAGGCTATACGCTACGGGATGAATGAAATAGATAATTTAATCATGTCCGGGGATGCTTCCAAAGAAGCTGTTGAATTGGCTAAAAAGCATTACGACAGTTTGAAGAAATTGGTCAATAAAATAATTAAGTAGAAAACAAATGAAGAATACTATTGACAAACACGAATTAACAGACAAGCAGATCGACGCTTGTAAAGGTATCGAGAAAGCGTTTAAGAAGGCACGTAAATTGGGACTATCATTTCTTGCGAAACAAGATTCGATACACGCTTACCGTTCAAAATCTTTGGATCATGCGGTCCCTTTACATGAACACTCTTACGGGGAAGCTATCCCTTATTACAGTCTTAACGGGTGTATTACAGATTCAGGAGCGGATGATGAAGAACATTTTCCAAAAGGTTTTATCGAACGTTAAAATAATTTGAATCATGGCACGGATAAAGACTAGAAAATATACATTATGAAGAATCATGAGAAAAGGATCAAGTTTCCCCGTTTAACACCAGACGATATATGTGAATTTTCTGGTTATAGTATTCACGTGGAGAAAATAACAGACAAGTATGACGAGTGGTTCCCTTTCTCTGATCTTGAAGAGTTCTTGGATGACATGTTTGATAGTACCGTGGATTGGTCGAACATTGATGATCTAGGCTTTCTGGTAATCTCGTTCAGGGGGCCAATAAATCTTACCAAGGAGAAGAAAAAGTTGATTTGTGATTTCATAAATACATTTAACGATGAATAAGAGAAAAGCCAAATCAATAGCTTACAATTATTTTGCCAGTCTCGTTGATGAGATGGTCAACAATTGTGATTGGAGCGTGTATTCTTTGAAAGGGTGGGCGAGGTGTGCGATAACAGCGAGGAGGATTCGTGAAAATTCGACGGATTATTGGGGGAGTTAGTGTAAAAAGTGTATCTTTACTTATTAAATCAGAATAACCATCATATGGAGATACAAGAATTAAGAGAGACGATTAGGGAGAACCTCCCTGATTACATAAAAGGTCAGAAGGACGAAATCCAAGAACATTACATCGAATATGAACTTCTGAAACGGTACTGGGAAACGTTCCCGGAACGGTACTTTCATTTCACGAACCGGCAGGGCGTGGAGTGCTCGGTCGACACTAACACAGTGAACGTAAGATTATCCGTCAAGAAACAGGGTGGAACGGATGAGCAGGCGGAGGCGGCAGTACAACATAGGAACACTTACGCCCTTCCTATCATACGAAGGATGAGCGCCCATAAAGGTAAGATCAAAGGTCTGTTCGGAACGAAATACAGCCCGGCAATCGTGGAACACGCGGATGAAATCATCGATTTGTTCGCCCAGTTCTATACCGTTAATGATATCATTAACGTTTTGAAAGTGAAAAAGGGGTATTCGGTGTCACCGACTTTGCTGAAAGTATTCTACCAAGATAACCGGGAAACGATAGAGAGGAGAAAGTTGAAATTCATAGATTCAAAGAAGGATTTCTTCATAGCGACGGAAACGGGTAGATTACAGGTCCTCAACGAGTTACTTCTCACATGGAGGATGAAATTCAGCCAAGAGGAGAAGATCTCGTATTCAACGGAGATACGAAAAGTTCTGGAACAGGCTCGGAAAGAATGTAAGGGTGAACAGCTATTTTTAACGGTCGACGGGAAGATCGATATAAACGCCATGATTCACGGTCAGGATAACGTGGCGGAGGCCCTCCAGAAACTCCCTATTAACATGATGGTGATAGGGTTAGTCGCGGCGAAGGCCGGAATCAACCCGGCAACGATCATAGGGCAACTGGCATCTTCCTACTACAAGGATCATAACGGATATAACGCGAATTTCCTCGACGGTAAAGATATCCAACTGCCGGGTGACATAATCCGGAACACATCGTGGGATGAACTGGCGGGAAGGGTGATGACACAATCTAACGAAATATCACCCATCGAGGACGCTATCGTCGTGGAAGAGAGGGAGGTGGTAAAAGTCGAAGAGGGTAGATCCAAGCTACTGGAACTTCTGAAAAAGGGTCCTTCGAAAGAAGAAATTGACGCGGATAAAAAGGGGATAACTTCTGTGAATGATATCACGAAAAGGGTTTACCGTCAGAGAAAGGTGGAAAGGGGTCCGGAAGACGAGAAGACCGCGAAGATGAGGGAGTATCGAAGACAACGGTATCACAAGATGAAGGGAAAGAAAAAGGACGGCGAGGAGAGTGATGATAAGTAGTTTTATCTCGTCTTTGAAAAGGGAAGAGCCAACGATCGAGTAATTCTATCAGAATATCTGTGGGAGGAAGGGAAAGACAGGATAAAACGAGAAAAATCAAATTTTACGTTATTTTCTCAGAGAAAAATTTGGAGAATAAATAAACATTGTGTATCTTTAGACATTGAAAGAACGAAAAAGAAGAAAATTATGAAGCTGGAAGAGAAATTACAAGGGGAATCAATCAGTGATCTGAAAGCCATCATGGATTATCTGAAAGAGAGAATGGACAGGGCCACCCGGATGGGTAAGGGATGGGAATTCGAAACCCTCTTCAACATGAGGGAAATCGTGGAAGGTGTGATGGTGGATAAGATAAAGAGTACGGGATTAACCGTTGAGAGATAGGAGGGTTCACAGAACGGGCCAAATGGATGAACGATTACGTATTTTAACGAAATTTAACGGGTACAAGGTATGACGAAGAAGATAATAGTCAGGAAATCAGATATTTACGGGGTTGAGATGAACCCATCGAGGAAGAAAAGGTGGTTCAACGGGTACACCCAGTGCGAGGTTCTAGTGTACATGAAACACCTACCGAAACCGTGTAGGTTCATGTTCGGGGATGACGATGAACTGGGTCAGGCATTCTTCGCTAGATTGAAGGCGGAATTGAACCATGAACACGTCAGTGAGATGATTGATATTGACGATATTATCGGTCATATAAAGAATATAGTTAGTTGATTATTTTCTTTTCTATTATATAGATATGTTTAGAGTGTCTATCATACTGGTATCGTCGTGAGACGTGTATGATTATCATAGCGCTAATTTTGACAGTGAGAGGGCTTCCCCGCCCTCTCATTTTTATTTGGATGAAAATGATGTATTATATTATATATAATATAATACATCATCCCTGATTAAAACGGGTAATTCAATCACGATACATGAACTGATATAAATCGGCTTTCACACAGGGTAACACCAGTAATGGGTAACGAAGTTTAAAATTTCGGGATGAACAACGTATTTATCGCGAAAACATGAGAAAAATTAACTTGTTGATTATGAAGGGGTGGGTCAAATTTTCCACCGGGGTTTTGTCTCACCTAAAAGAGGGTGAACATAAAAACATGACACTTACCAGAATCATGAGAAATGAAGATATGATAAAATGACATGTTACATGAACTTTTCCGTGAAAACATTTGGAGAATAGATAAACATTGTGTATCTTTATGGTGTTGAAACAATGAAGAATAACAACTTAAAAACAAAGAAAATGGCAGGAAGCTTTCTTCAAGAGATTTACCCGGTTCTGATAGAACGGGATAGTAAAGGTAATATCATCTCACGCGAGGAGATGGATGAGAGACGCGTGAACTTCGTACCGAGAGTCGGCGAGATCATCTCCTGCGACACCCTCGAATTCTACCAAGACGAGGAGGGGAATAACGAGCAAACGGAGGACGGCAGGGATTACGTTCGCGAGGTTGAATTTTTCAGGGTTATCGCCGTCATTCACGAGGCACATGAAAGTCGAGGAACCGGTCTCACCCTCTGTCCGACTGTGATTCTCGAAAAAGTTAAAGGTGATGAGGCGCGGTTTCTCTCCGATTGCACGTACGACAAGGACCTCTATTTCGTTGATCCTAAAAATTTTAAATGATGGAAGGCAAAATGGTTGATGTCGATCCCTCCAAAATAGTTCACATCGTGATAACAGTCGCGTTTACATTATGGGTGATCTTAGTTATCGCCTACTGTTACGTGATCGAGGTTTTTCGGAAACGTCACCCTCGGTGTCCGAGATGTAAGAGTGATAGAACATCGAAGATCAAATACATGGAATATTATCATTGCGAGGATTGCAATCTAAATTTTGAAAGAGATGAAAAGCGTTAAAATATGGACGGATGGCTCGGCCACCCTCAAGGATAATAAACTGGGTGGTAGCGGTGTGTACATGGTGTGGGACGACGGCCGGGAATTGATGTTATCGAAAGGGTGGGAGAACACGAAAACAGGGAGGGCGGAGATTCACGCGTTCCTGATGGCACTCGAACACTTGGAGAACGAACCGACTTCCGCTACCTTTTACATGGATTCGGAATACGTCATGAAAAGTGTCTTGGAATACATGCCCTCATGGTTGGAGAACAATTGGATGGGTTACGCCGGGCCGGTGAAAAACAGGGATCTCTGGGAAAAGGTCCTCGCTGAACTGAACAGAACGGAAAAGGTGCTGAAAACGTACGTTCACGTGAAAGGACATCAGGATAACTTGGATAACGAAATTGTTTTCGGTAACAACGTGGCCGATTACCTCGCATCCTACAAGAATCAGAGCGGGTATGAGTTGGATATCCCCCTCAAGGAGGAGAAGAAATTGAAATTGTATTATTTCTATGACATGGATAATGACGAGGTGTACGCAGACTGGGTGAAAAGGGAAACGCATCACGTCTCCGTGGGTGAATGCAAGAAGGATTCTGTTGATGAGGTATGTGAGTTATGGCAGAAAGGAGAGAGGTACCTTGATTTCGGTCATACATTCCACTACATAGGTACCCGTCCCTCAACCAAAAACATGTGTTATTATCTTCACCGACCCTCGAAGACTTATTTCGTGGATGAGAGGGGAAAGGATTTCGGTAACGATAATCCCGATATTTTACCTGTCGGGGATTGTGTTGAGTCGACCGAATTCGAGCTGTTTAACATTCTTAACCGGGATCATAAACTTCTCGCTAAAACGTTTGAAAACTATAAAATGAGGAAAGAGATCGTTCCCGATAATGAAGATTTACCTTTTTAATTTTAGATGATATGAGATGTCTTGTTATTTTTCTTAGATTTCTGGGAGTTATTCTATCACCCGTTGTGTTTGTACTTAGCCTTGTCATACCCGCATTCAGCTACATCATTCTGGGCGATGAGAGCGAGGTGGATCCGTTTGATTTTATCGGCAAATTCTATGATAAACTTGGTAAATTATGAAACTGAAACCTGAAATATTATGCCAGCCTAACGTTCCAACTCCCTTACACGGGATGGCACCCCGGGTTGTTTTCGGTGAATCGTGGTGGAACATGAAACGACAGGCGGCGTATCAATCGAGTGGAAATTGCTGTATCGCGTGTGGGAGACCCGCTTTCATGACGGAAACGGGTAGGTTGGAAGCCCATGAGATGTGGGAATTCGATTATGAGAACGGGGTGGGAACCGTTACAGATATCGTTCCTCTATGTCATTATTGTCACAATTTCATTCATTCCGGTAGGTTGTACATGGTTATGGGTGAGGAGAAAACCAGGGATGAGGTTCGTGCCATCCTTGAACATGGATTTAAGATATTGGCTGAGAATAATTTAAAGGCTTTTCCTTTCACTGTTTCCTTCGCCAGGGAAATGAGTGTCGACACTCATGGCGTTCAACCCTACCCTATCGGATGTAGTATGAAACAAAGTGGATGGAAGATGGTGTATAATGGCAAGGAATACAAACCGGAGGATTACGTGAAATAATTTTCTCATGTTACATGAACTTTTTCCGTGAAAACATTTGGTAAATAGATAAACATTGTGTATCTTTATAGTGTTGAAAATAATGAGATAACAATTTAAAAACAAGAGATTATGAAAATTCGAATTGAAAACGGCCTAATTGAAACATCGAATTATGACAAGATATTGGAATACGCCTCGATCCTGAATTCGCTCGCAGGTCAACTCACTGAAGAAGAAGTGAGAAAACGGGTACGATGTCGTTCATTGAGATCGGATAACTTCGAAATAGGTTTCGGTCACAATCATATGTGGATTCACGAAAAGTTCGATAACGGATCAGTTGCACGGGATCGGCTAGTCCTTGTTGAATTTGAAAGTTAAAATGGGTCACCAACACGGCATCCTATAATATATTATAGGATGCTCTGATAAAAATAGAAATACTTATGGTTCCTGAGAAAAAGATCGGTGAGAAATTCCTTTTCGGACGGAAAAGGCTTCACTTAGTTTGTATTGAGAAAGATGGGTGTAAGGAATGTTTCCTGAAAGATAAATCGTACTCGGAATGCGTGCGTGTTATGAGACATATCGGTCACTGCGAGGGGATGCTTCGAAAGGACGGGAAGAATGTCGTGTTTAAGTTAATTGATTAACGTTGAAAAATGAATATGAAAAGAAGTGATATATCAAGAAACTGCTTCTATGAGACGGTTCAGCCGATGACTATGGTGATTATTTTGATGGTAGCCAACGTGATTATAGGTTTAATTGATTGGTTCCCTACCTGTATGTTAATTATTGTAATATGGGTATCACTGTATGTGAAATACCGACAGGATGCGATTATTGAGATAATTGAAAAGGAGAGAAAAGATGGCGACATTGAAGGAATACGGTGAACTTTCCCGTTTACGAAATCGATGCGAGGAGTTGGAGGCAGAGAATGCCGTTCTTAAATCAAGGGTTAATGAACTGACTCGTTATATCTCGTCATTGAATGAAGATGAATTAAGGGCTGAATTTCGGGTAGACCATCAAGAAGAAAATGAATCGAAGACGAGATATTACCAGCTTAGGAGAGATTTTGACGGTAAGATACTTCTCGCCACCCAGGATGCAAACGGTGTTATCCGCGTACCTTCCGAGAATGAATGGTACATCTCTGTGACTTCATTGAAGCTCGCCGGGTACGAAATTCTTGAATAATTTCTCATGAAAAAGTTTGAGAATACACTTTGTTTATGTATCTTTAGATGAACAAAATAAAGAACTGAAAATTATGAAGACAAAAATTTTTCTCAGCTTGGCGTCATTTTACGCCTGTTTTCAATGTGTGAGACCCATGTTTTACGAGGAACCTCGTTATGAATTTTGGTGGTTGGCATTGACATTTTTCTTTCTGGGCGTGGGGTTTTTCGTGAACCGGAAAACATCGTTATGATCATGGTAAATTTAATCCATAAAATAAAGTGAAATGAAAGGTAATTCTTATTTTATCAAGATCGGCGATACGAGGGTTCGAATCTCGACCATTAACTCCTATAGCTTGGTGGAGTACGCACATATTTCAAACGAAAGCGAGAGATATAAAATAAAAATCGTAACTTCACGAACTTCTTTTCTCGTCCCCGTGAAGAGCAAGGCGGAAGCAGAGACGATACTGAAAGGTATAGATGATATTTTAGTTTTTAACATAGAATAAATAAAAAGATGAGTTTAAAAGAATTCGTGGATCAGGGCGGGGTGATAATCCTACGTGAACCCAAAGATTTGCAGAACGTGGTTCTGGGTGCTAAAAAAGTCGGCTACCCGGTTAAGAAGCAGTATACGTGTAACGGTCAATACCCGTTTTTCTTCTCGGTGAAGGACGCCAAGGTTCTCACAAGCGAGGATGTGAAAGACAGACCTCTAAACATGGATGTGAAAGATTTTTTATCCATGATCGATGTGATAACGAGCGCCGTGAAAGCGGATGAGGGTGATACTGTTTGTGTTCAATGTGAGAGTCAATCCGACGTTGACGCGTGTATAGATTATTTTCAAACTGTAACGGGACGGAAAATAAGAAATTCGAGATTTCTCGAGGAAATTCCTTTCTTCAATTTGCAAAACGGTAATTTTTATCCAGACTACTGTCTTAAACCGGGGTACACGATACTTTCTTTCGGTGAGTTCAAGGAAAAGTTTATTTCAACACGGCCGGGGGTAAGGAGTGAAAGAGTGGTGTTGACTGAGAAATTCATTTCCAAGATTGACTCGGTTATGAAATCACTCCGGGATCTAGAATTGTTTTTAGAAAACGAAGGGTATGTATAAAACATGCCCGCGATGCGGTGGTAGCGATGACGAGTGCCCCTTATGCGAAGGTCAGGGTATCGTCGATGAGAATAACCGTCCACCTTCAACGATGGAAAAGGATGAGAACAGTATTTCAAAGGTTCACGAAGATGAACTTAATAATTAACACATAAAAACAAAGAGAATTATGAAAAAAGCAGAGTTAGATCGCTTAAAAGCTGAATTACAGGGTAACGCGAATTATATCGGCCTGGGATTCGAGTTCGCTAAAAACATGATCATTAACCAAGTTGTAACGGAGAAGAAGGCAATCCTTGAATCCCAGTTCAATTTCGCCCAGTTCAAGGATGCGATCATTAACACGGTGTTGGAACAACAATTGAGTCAAACACCTCTCGAAGAGGAGGTCTATGAAACGAAAAAAGATGCCGAGAAATACGGTATTGACATCAAGGAGGAAGAGAAAAAAGAGGGTGTGAAACTTAAAAAATAACCCGGATTATGTATTACGAAGTTAAAATCAAGACGTTGGAGGTGGATGAGATCGGTAAGGAAAAGTGTGTTACCCACACTTTTCTCATCGACTCGATGTCCTTCACGGAGGCGGAAGCCCGGATGATTGAACATGCGAAGGTGTACGCTAGTGATTACGAGGTCATTTCTATCGCCCGTTCGAAAGTTAACGAGGTCATTGAAAATGATATCGGTAGTGATGAGGTGAAATTCTTCAATGTAACTGTCGCGTATTCCGAGGAGACCGATAGCGGGAAGAGGAAGAATTACAAATGTTACTATCTCGTTGAGAGTCAGAACCCGGATGGTGCTATTTCAATCATACAGGGAGAGTGGAAGGAATCCGTTCTTGACTGGGATATAATCATGGTCAAGGAATCACCTATCCGAGAGGTTCTTGAATATAAAGAATGAGAGTGATATCTTTCTGATAATTGAAAATTACAATATAAACGGGCGGGATTTATTTCTTTTCACCCGTTTATTTTAAAAATCTAAGTATTAAAATATGGATAAAGATTTTCAAAAAGCGATAAAAGCACAATTCGGGAAAGATGTCGAGGTATACACATGGCAAGAAGTGAGGGACGCTTTCAAAAAATTTAACTATACACGGGAGGATGCGATAAAATTTTATCTATCGAAAGGCTTGTCGGAAAAATCTGCGATAGAAATTACGGATCAATTCTTTTCAAAAGATGGAGTGTTAAGGGAGGGTTAATCTTCCCATGATGAATTTGATGGATTAATTTCGATACTTTTCAATTTAATTAATTCCATGATTCGGTGGAATTCTGATTCAAACCCTTTATCTTTACAGATAGGAATTAAAGATATAAATCTTTGTATCTTATTTATAAAAATATAATTTAATTCTAAATTAGTGAGTGGGGGCAACCACTCACTTTTGTAAATATTTTTCACAAAACTAATAGATATTTTTAGGTATTAATATACAATATCGTGGAAACCGATAAAAAATTAGAAAGGCGTTTTGGTGCCTCTCTTTTAGATTTTTCCTTCTAACCATCCTTTACCCACGATCTCCTTTGTAAGTTCTTGCAAATACAACTTACTATGTAATTTGAATGCGAGAGATGAGTCATTTTGAAGAACTTCGGGTTGGCAATTATCTTTCAACCTCGAAAATTCTTCGAGAATTTGTTGGCATCCCGATTCAAAACATTTATCTTTAATCTCTGTTAGCATTTAAACACCTCCTTTCGGTCGTTTAAAATTTTACCTAGCGATAGCACGCTAGTTCTAATCTTTTGTAGGGTGCATCTAACACCCTACAAATTTTATCTATCTTATAACGCGAGAACTCGTTGCTTGTTTGATATGAAACTCTTATCTTTACGACGTCAAAGAGTTGGTTTTCAGTATTCATGATAAAAAGGTGTGACCTGATGTGAATCAGTTAGCATGAAAGGGAGGAAAATCTTCCCTTTTTATTTTGATTTAACCCCGATTTTCAATATCTTTACGGTGTATTAAAATTTGCGTTCATATATTTGCGGGTGGGTATTCCACACATTTCCTCAACACTTTTTTCAATCCCCACCCAAAAGGCTTTTAACTTCAGTTCTTTCAAAGTGAACCCTCAAAAGGTTCACTTTTTATTTGATAATTGAAAGTTTATACTTAACTTTCCCGTGAATTAATAAAAACATGGAACATGAATTCGAATGAATTAAGAGAGATTATAACTGACACGCTGGGGAGGATTGCATCTTTACCGAACTATCCGACCGTGAACCGAGAGGAGGCCATCGAGTTATTGATGGGTACCTGCGCCCAGGAAAGTCATCTCGGTAAGTACAGGAAACAGATAGGTGGTGGCCCGGCTTTGGGAATCTTTCAGATGGAACCCGCCACGTTCAATGATATCGTCGCGAATTATCTCAATAACAGAATCCCTTTGAAAGAGAAGATTCTCGAGATAGTGGGTGTGAGAGAATTCAACGCGAAGGATCTTGAGAATAATGATCGTCTTGCCACTTGCATGGCGAGGGTTCATTACTTGAGAAAACCGGCTTCGATCCCCGCCAGTCTTGACGGGCAGGCAGCGTATTGGAAAAAGTATTATAACACGGTTCTCGGAAAGGGAACCGAAGAGGAATATAAGGCTAACTATAAAAGATTTGTGAAATGACGTATATTATCGATTTCTTAAAAAGTGAAGGTTTTCTATGCTTGCTGATCACCTTCATGATCTGTTCCTTCCTGGGAACTTTCACCGGATTGGTCGCAACTGTTATCATGTGGGTTTGTAACATGCTTTACGCGAAACGGTTTGACCTTTATAACACCATCGGTTTCGGTGGAGGGTTCGTTCTAACCATTTTCCAACATTGGATTAGATGATATGGCGAAACCTTTCACATTACCGAAAGACGGTGAACAGATGGATGCCGCTTACATGAAGGCGGAATTCGAGCGAAATGGCTGGACTAAAGAGGAAGTCATTGAATACTGGGAGAACGAGAAAGTGAACCCGGATACGATTAGTGTTTTAATAAAGGAAATTTTTGGAGATGAAAAACTTGGATAAAAGCGTGCCACGGTCTGGAAATGTCAGCGTGGTAGGGGGGGGTACATTCATTTGCTGTATCGTACCTGAAAACGGTAAACGGAACTGTTGAGGCGAAAGACGTGGACCTGCCTTATTTTTATATCTGTCCTTTGAGTGAGGGTGAGTTAACGGTGAGATGTTTGAACCAAAACGAGGACGTTATTTTGCCAGCCGCTTTAATTTCGGCAAATATCGGTTCTTTTCTTCCCATTCAGGTGAAGAAAGTGGTTTCGGCGTCCGATATAATAATCGGGTTATGACGTCATTCGGAATTGGATTCGGAATCGGTCTCCGAGTGAACCGAGGTAACGGAGCCCCGGAGCCGGGAGATGAACAAGTCCTTCTATTGGAAGACAGCGAGGATTTGTTATTGGAAGATGACGAGGTGATTTTACTTGAAAAACAAGATTGATTATGGCAGGAAAGAAAATAAGTCAATTAACTAAATTGACAGAACTAACCGGGACAGAGATTATCCCGGTGGCCAAGGACGGTCAGAATTACGGGGTGGAAACGCTTGCTTTGCTGGGAATAAGCGTTTATGATATCCCAGAGCCCCTTGACGACAATTATATATACACGCCCGAACAACTGGCTGAAATAAAAAAGAGCATCGAGGATGGTAAAATAATTCGATTCGGTGGTTGGTCAATGCCCACTGTTTATTTTTTAGAAGATGATGGTGAGATGGTTTTTGACATTGACAATGGTGATTGGAGTAGGGTAATATTCACGATAAAGGCTAACGGGGAGTGGGAAATTAACCCACCAGTTGATTTTTTCAATTATGTCGTGGAAATGCCCAACATAGTAGAAGGCGAAGAACTAACGGGCACGCTTCCGGCAGAGACTTTCGGCGATCTTTTAGAAAGGTTAGAAAGATCGGGTAATGTCATGTTTAGATACCCGCAGGCAGGCAGTTCAAACCCGGTAAATCAATATGATATCGGAATTTCGTTCAGATATTACCGAACGAACGTCACGATCATTCACGCTGGAGGCACGAGGGAGTTTTCTATTATTCCGAGCGGGAATTACACGGATAGACCGGTTGTCTCGAAGTAATATCAATTGATTACCACTCGGTTGAATGATTACATGTACGACATGAGCGGGTTGCTGGGTGATACAGTAGATAAATTCGAGGAAGTCGATGAAATACCGGAAGAAACGGGAACTAGCTACAATGAAGAGGTGAATAGCATGATCCGGGAAAGATACTCTCTTTCTGAAGAGTTAGCCATCCTCCGGCAAAGGGATTCAAAGCCGGACGAGTTCGAGGCTTACAACGAGTACGCCGAGTATTGTAAAGTGGAAGTAAAAAGAAGGATGATTGAAGAGAGATCTTCTCCGGGCGATGGTGATGAGCGGCCAAATACTTAGAAAAATTAAAAATAAACATGGAAGAGATTAACGGTATAAAAATAAGTCAATTTCCCTCCCTGCAGAGTTTCACGGGGAAGGAGAATTTCGTGGTTCAGGAAGGTTTTTATAATTACAAGGTTGATATCGAAACACTCCGGGATTACATTTCAAAAAACGAAGTTTTCTTTTGTGATTTCATTAACGAGAAAACGGAGAGTGTTACCGATGAACAATACAATGGTTTGTTAGCCGCGATCAACGCCCGTAACATCATTGTGATAGGATCAAATGCGTATCCTCGGATCATTAATGATGTAAGGGTATCGGAAGATATTTTGAGTCTTCGCGCAAGTCAACCCTTTGATTCTGGTTCCGCGTTAATCCTTACATCGATAGAGTATGATATCTCCATTGAGTCCGAGAACGGTGTGCACGCGGTTACCGTGAAATCATCATCTCAATCTTTTGATCATAGTGGTGACGGGGATAAATGTTTATTGGATAACGGTCAATATGGCCCTGCGTTACCTTTTAATAATGGAACTGAAGGTCAAATACTGAAAATAGTGGGTGGAAAGCCGACATGGGTCGATCCATCGTGAATATGAATTTTTAAAAACGGAATCTATGAAAATTTATTACAAATCTAAATTGGCGAAAATCCTCACCTTTCTTGATGGTTTTACCACGATGATGTTTTTCGGTGTCGTTATAACAGAACGGGAGAAGTTGAGTGGGAGAACGATATCTCACGAAGGTACCCATATAAAACAGTACTGGGATATCGTTCAGCTAGGCTTCGCAATCTCTGTGATCATTTTCCTTCTATGCCTTCTTTTTGATGTCACATCATGGTGGATGTTGTCGCTTATCATCATCCCGTTCATCCTTTATTACATCATTTACGGGGTCGAGTACCTGTATTGGAGGTGCAAGGGGTATAAAAGTTATGACGCGTATCTCCGTGTTGGATTCGAACGTCAGGCTAATTATATCGAGGAAACTTGGTGGGAACCCGATAATTTATCGAATAATTACGAGATATTCGGATGGTGGAAGAAACTTAAATGATCTCTTCTTGTCTTTATGTGAGTTGTTTGTTTCGGGTCCGGGATTGATCATTTCTTTCCCGGACCTTTCCATTTCATGAGATCAGATAGAAGGGTTTTATCATCCACCCAGATGTTAAACGTCGAGGATGTGGTTACCAGACCGCTCTCATCTTTGACTTTCACGAAGAACACGCCGGTGAACGAAAGACCTGAAACGTTGATTATATGAACGCGTCTTAGTGGTTTTCTACCACCCCGAATAATCAGGCATGAAGAATTACGTTCGATATCATGCAATCTCTCCTCTAAAACGCGATAAAACTCGTTTTTCAGTGATTCAGGCACTCTGTAAAGTCTTCCGTTTGATGTAATAGTGCACTGAGAGTGAAATTCGGTTAGTTTTTCCTGAAATTCTTTCTGTGTCATGATCATTCCTCCCATTCTATTTTAACAGTGTCGATATAATGTGGACTTTTTGTATCAATATCTTTTAACGCTTCCTCTTTTGTTGGGTATATTGTACCGGCTGTTTTAGAACCGAAATAAGAAGCGTTTATAAACACGTTTATCCACCCTTCTTTCTTCTCCGGCTTCATGAATAGATCACCGTTATTGTTAGCTCCATCACCGATAACGTAACCATCGAGGGTGTATTTCTGTAACGTTTCTCTGTTAGTTTCTGGATCAGTGATCGCTCCGGCAATCGGGTATTTATCATCTTTCAAGTCGTAACAAAGGATTCGAACATCCATCCCATATCCGTTACACACAGGTTTACCCTGTTTCGCTAGTTCAATATCAAATGGTTTCATAATGTTTTAATTTCTATATTGTTATAACTTCTGTTAATTCTACATCGCTAGATATATGATCCGGTTCTTTCCCAGTCATCATGAGATTAAAATATGAATCAGGAAAATCAAGACTGCATTCTCCTTTTAAGGTAAAATAACCCTGTGTTTCAACCCCTGATCCGGACGACATTATTGCCACGATTGGATAACCTGGGAATAGGTTGCTATCAAAAGATATTATTTTTGCGGGACAGCCATATCCATTGCAAACCGGGTATCCAAGTTTTGCTTTTTCTAAATCAAATGGTTTCATAATTCTTCTAATGTTGATAACGGTTTGTTAAAATACTTCAATACAACAGCATTATAATTGGTGATAGCTTTGGACATGTCCTCAAATCTAGATTCGATTATTTTCTTCCGTAATCTTGATTGTTCTTCTTGTGCCTGATTAAAATTAAGGAATAAATTATCATTTATTGTTTTAATTACCTCCGCATCTTCATTTGTATCATAACAATAATCGTCAATTGTTATTTTAATTTTATTATTTATTTTACTGATTGCATCAATACTTACTGATATTATCTCATCAGCGTTAACACTATAAATTTTCGTTGATATGCTTAAATCTTTAACTTTCATATTTAATCCTCCTTTTCTAAATAAAAACTCGTCCATTACCCGTCATCGAAACATTTGAAATACACAGGTTCACTGTTATCAAATTTCCTTCATTACTCACCGATGTGATTTTGCCACCTAAAGGGCAGTACCACCACCAGCCACTACCATAATACCCTGTTGTTGTTATTTGACTCATGATCTCATTGATTTATCTTAAACAAATAAACAGTGATATAACCTGCCTCACTCGGTTTGAACTTTTCGTTAAATCTTCTACTAAAATCGGAAAGTAGGAGTACTTTCTTTTTATCTTCGAGTAAAAGGTAGCCCTCTTTTACTTTATAAAAGCAGGTGTCATTTTTCTGTTCAAGGGTTTTCTCGTCGAAGATCCCGATCACGAAATTACCGTGTCCGTCGAAATAACCCTCTTCGAGCCAGTTTCCGTCAGAGATATCAAGGGTCGTAGAAAGGAGTGCCCTTTGTGTTCCGTTAGGAAGATCCATGAGTTTTATCGTGCTCTTGGCAAAAGACGCCTTGTAACTGTAACTACTATCCTGTTTAACAGGGTGGGTACCTCCCATGGCAACCGCTTCGTATGTTCCCGGAGAGATTTTCATTTTATTGTTACACCCAACAAGGGTGATCGTGATTAATAATAGAAAAATTTTCGTTCTCATATTCCTTTAAAATTTCAGTTAATAACTCAGTTTCTTTCAACAGTAAAGATACACAAAGTGTATCAATTTTCCTCGGATTTTCTTCGATTTTTTCGACGGGGGCCGATTAATATCTCTTGGATTTCATCGATCTCATTCTTGATCGCTTTCGCTTGAAGAGCAAATGTTTTAATCTGGGCACGCATCCCGGCTATCTCTTTTTTTCGTTCGTTATATGCGTTTCTGAGCGCGACTGTTTCCTCACTATTATCAAGTTCAGCGGTTTCGATGCCGAGGTCATGAACCATCTCGACCAAGGTTTCATACTGCTTGATTTTTTTACCGAGTTTCTCCTGTAATTTAAGCTTTTCTTCTTCAGTTAGATTTGTTTTCATAAAATAAAAATTTATCAGTTACATTTAAAATATTCGTTCTATTCGTTCTTATTATCTCAATCAAACCTAAGTTTTGTAATTTATTGATATTTTTCGTTATGGAATAACCACTTACCATATCTAGTTTACGAGCGATGGTTTCGTTCGCCCAGTTAAATTTCTTTTTATCATAAAAATAGGACAGAACAAGCGCCATGATATATAGCTGGGTGAAATTTAATTTAAAAATATTCATGATGTTGAATAGCCACGGTGGTACAATTAGGTGCATGAAACCATTCCTTTCAATTAAAGATTTTCTCAGAGCCCATTTCTTATTTTCCATTCGAAATCTCTTTAAGTCACCATCCCAATAAATTATAGTTGCATATTTTTTTATTAGAAGTTTTATTTGAGATAATGAATAAGGTGCTGTTTTTTCGTATTGGAGTAAAAAGTCCCTTTTGCTTTTTGATTTGATATATGTTTGAAAGACCAATATTGATGATATGAAAAACTCTCCTTCAAGGGTGAGCCCCAGTATTGAATAATCATAATTATATATGAGGATGTTTTTATCCATAATATTAATTTTAAAATTAAAAAACTGATTTATTGAAAGGATAAATCCGATTAATCAGGGGTATAATATTATGAAAAACCACAAAATCGGATTTATCGTTTCGCTGTGTAAAGATACATCTTATTTATCTTATTCCAAACAAATAAACAAAGTTTATTTTATAAAATAGAGGTTCGATACGGTCTAAAATAGGTTGTAAATCAAATGGGGTAAAAAAGAGCGGGCAACTTTTTGTACATGGAGAAATGGGGTAAAAAAGAGCGGGCAAATGGGGTAAAAAAGAGCGGGCAAATGGGGTAAAAAAGAGCGGGTATAAAGATAATATAGGTATTTATAAAGATATATAGGATTTTAATAAATTAAAATCCATATCTAATATTGTAAAGATATTGGCCCGTAAACGGGCTTTCACCTCTGGTATCCGGGTAATAGGAAAAGGGAAACATTCAAATATAACCCTTGTAAAAAGAAGGAAGGAATAGGCGATTGATTAATACTAATCAAAATTTTTGAGTTATTAAAATTAATCCGTATCTTTATCACGCTTATATCACTCAATAAGAATGAGAAATTAGAATTAAAAACGGTAGTATGATACTTTATAAATTTTTGAACGGTGATAAAACGGCATCAGCTAAATACATAACGGATGCTTTTTATGATGTAAATGAACTGAAATCACTACGGCAGTTCTATGTAACAGAATTAAGAGAGGTGTCACCTGAAATTGTGCAGGCTGGTATAAATATCGAAGTTGGTATGTACAATGAAGTTGATTTCATCAACATGGCTAAAATCGCACAGCTAATCTTGGAAAAATGGTCGGATAATACATTCCTGGGTACGTTGGTTAGTGTACCGGAGGATGAAAACATGGAAATTACCTCACCTACCGATCCTGTTGAATACGGTGATGATATCGAGTTTGAATGGACTGCTGTTGAGAATGCATCATTCTATGAAATCTTCGTGTACCCGGAAACGAAACCTGTTAATTACACTTCACCGACATTAACGGTTATTAACGGTCCCGTTTCAATGAAAAACACATTCCTTCCGGGTAAGTTAAACTTCTTCTTCCTTGTAACGATGGAGGACGGTTCAACTAAGAAAAGTCAAGTATTATCATTCGAATCAAAAGCACCCGTTGTTAATGCGACACCCGCTGCTGCAGCCACGGGAGTGGCATCACCGGTTAATCTTGAATGGGATGCCGTTGATGGTGCGACTGATTACTCCGTGTACGTCGTAGAAGCAACGAAAGATTTCATTCCGAATGAATTTAACAAGACAACATCTAACCAATTATCAATCGCTCTCGGAACGGGAGTTAAGTATAAATGGATGGTGATGGCAAATATTGGTAACTCATCCATGGTGATCGTACCTTCTCGTGAGTTCACAGTTGCGTAACATATTCAGGGTCTAACCTTCTCAATGACGGGTTAGACCCGTTTTATTCAATAAATAGAAAGATGAGTAGAAAGGGAAGAAAAATAGCGGCATCGCGTCAGGGCGCGAACGATTATGATCGCGTTATAAAGAGTATCGCTAACATGTCATTCAGCGAATTGGGTTCTCTGGGTGAAGCAATCCCCACCATCTTGAATTCGAAATTACAGGCTTCATTAGCATCGGATGATATTGAAAAGGCGATTGAAGCGGGTTTGTATGTTGAAAAGCAGAGAATTCGATCCGCCGAGCAGAATAAATCCATTTTCTTCCTACCTGATAGTATAGCGTATTCGGGTAGAGGGTACAAGGAGACTCTAAGTAGAATCTCGTTTCAGACCCTGCAGAGAATGGGTAACCTGTATTGTGTGAAGAATGTTATCTCAACTCGAATTGAACAGATCACGCGGTTTTTGAAATTTTCAACCGATGAACAGAAAGAAGGGTTCACCATTCGACGGAAAAGATCCTTGTTTAACAGCAAGGAGGATATGAAGGAGATGACGAAGGCTGAACAGAAAAGGGTTGAAAGGATCGTTAGATTTCTAGAAGATGGAGGTGAAACGGATAAATGGGAAATGCCCGATTCATTCGTGACATTTGTGAGAAAGATCATGCAGGATTCACTTTCGATAGATCAACTCGCTTTTGAAATAACAAGAACCCGGGGACAGGAACTTCATCAATTCAAAGCGATTGATGGAAGTATGATTCGTTTTCTCGACACGGTCGACCCTAATTACGCACATCAATTCGATCAATACAGGTATAAAGGGTACCTACCTAAATATTGTCAAGTTTTTGATCAGCAGATTGTGTTCAACAAACAGTTGAACACTTATGTCATGTATTATCCGTGGGAACTTGGGTTCGGGATAAGGAATGTGGGAACTGATATTTGGCAAAATGGATACGGGAGAAGTGAGCTAGAATCGTTAATTGAGATTATCACGTATATCCTTAATGGTGTTCAATATAACGGTAATTTCTTCAAGAATGGCTCGAATCCGAAGGGGTTCATAAAAATGAACGGACCAAATACGAACCAAACCCAGTTAAATGATTTCAAACAGAAGTGGCGTCAGATGCTTACCGGAGTGGATAACTGTTTAGCAGGTGATTCGTTATTGGTATTAAAGAATATCGGGGTAACGTCCATTGAAGATTTTTTAAATGGATCACAAGAAAAAGAGGCGATCATTTGGACTGGGAAAAACTTTGAGTATGGCCGTGTGTATAGGACAGGTCTTAAAAAGAAATGTACATTAACCCTGGCAAATGGATTATCCATTACTTCATCGGATAATCATAAGTTTAAGGTTGTGTCGGATTCAGGAATTATAGAGTGGAAGGAGAGAAAAGATCTTAAAGTGGGAGATTTTGTTCTTTGTAATAAAAAACCTGTGGAAGGTACACGAAAATTTTATTATAAGGGCAAGGTGGTCGAGAACGATCTTTTTGAGATTCTTGGCTGGTTGACCGGTGATGGCTATATTGATAACGGTGAGAGTCGTCGTAAAAGAATGGAATTATTCTATCACAGTGAAAAGGAATTACATATAAGGGAGCAGCATCTATGTGTATTAAATCGATATGGCATAAATGCAAAATCGCAGGATTATTGTAGATCATTCGATCAGATAGAATCCTGTAAAAAGGTGTATGGGTTCAAATCTGTGGCGGATAAATATTGTAAAATAGGTATATTTGATGCTGATTTTTATGAATTTCTAATTGGTATTGGATTTACCTGTAGCCATGTAGGAAAGGTTATCCCACCTATGATACATGATATTGATTCGGAATCAAGGTGCGCGTTTTTAAGAGGATTTTTCTCCGCGGATGGTAGTGTTGTGAGTGAAGGGTTGGGAGTTAGGATTACAATTTCATCCGATCTATTACGATATCAAACAAGGATGTTATTGATATCGGAAGGAATACAATGTTCAATCGAGGAATATCATTCAAAAACGAGGTTACGTAAGTCCGATAAGAAGGGAATTCATCTTTTAGTGAAAGATAGACGAGAATTTTATGAGAGAATCGGATTCCTTCAACCACATAAACAGTTGGGGCATGATTATAAAAAAAATTACTCAACTATGTTTTCATTACACCCCGAAATGGGTAAACTCGAAGCGAAAAAGATGAGAGTTGAACTTTATCGGAGATGGGTTTTTGGTGAAAGTGGTTGTGTTGGCGATCAGCGATTAACGACGGATTTACACAGGATATCGATTGGAAAAGATAAATGTTCGTACCAGCGATTGACCGGTATCGCGGAGAGAATTGGGTATAAACTTCCTGATGAGTTTAGTGAATTTTGGTTCTCCCCTATAGTTGAACTGTCGTCCTTTGATGAGGAAATTCCAATGTATGATGTCGAAATATATGATAATAAGCATCAATTTATCGTAAATGGAATGCTTACTCATAACTCGCATAAAATCCCAATTTTCGCAGGTCTTGATCTAGAGTGGGTGGATTTGCAGAAGGGAAACCGTGACATGGAATTTGATAACTGGACCAAGTTTTTGATCGTGCTACTATGTTCCGTGTATCGAATCGATCCGAGCGAGCTGGGATTCCAATTCAGGGAAGCGGCGAATTTATTCGGGCAACAAGGTCAGCGAGAGAGATTGGATCATAGTAAGCAAAAAGGTTTATACCCCCTGTTAATCTTCCTGCAGGATATCATAAATAAGTTCTTGATTTCTGAGTTAGACGAAGAAATGGAGTTCGCGTTTACGGGTATCGAGGTTGAAGACGAAGAAAAACAGGTGAAACTTGATAGTGAAAAATTGTCCGCCGGTATGGTTTCGATGCAGGATATGTTCCGTAAGTATTCCGGCAGGGAGTTTGATGAGAACAAGGATATCATCCTTAATCAGGTTTACCAAACCCAGAAACAGGCCTCCATGTTCGGGGGTGAGGGTATGAATCAGATCGTGGATGATGAAACGGGTGAACCTGAAGCGGGTGTTCCGAATCCGTTCGAGGAAGTGGAGAAAAGCATGAAAGGTAACCCCATTTTTGAACGTGCATGTGAATTCATAGATAAAAGTTTTCAAGAATGACGACCAAGCGAAAAAGTTATAAAGGGTTGGTCATTGTACTGACCTTTATTCTGATAGCGTTATTCATTTACGTGAACCGGGATCAGAAGGATGATAACACCGAGCTTTTGAAGGAGAAGGATTTTCAGAACAGGAAATTGTTGGATTCTTTGAACAACGTGGGTGGCGAGTTGGTCCGCGTGATAGAGGAGCAGAAGAGGAGAGAGGCGGAATCATTTGATAAGTTTAAACGGGAAACCGAGCGGTTAAAAAAAGAATACGATGAAAAACTTCGCAATCTTAGCAATCTTACTGATGACGAGCACGTGCGGCTTCTGTCAGAAGAACTATCCAAGGAAGATTGAAGTGGGTGGCGATACCTGCGTTATCATAACGATGCCGCAAGTCAAGGTTATCAACCATCGCCTACTTCACCGGAGGTTCCTCATGGAGGAGAATGATACGTTGCGGGTACGCTACTTGGATTTAACGAAGTTTATTCAGATTAAGAATATTCAGATCGATAGCCTCTTGAAATTAAACGTCGATTATCGTTTTAGGCTTGAGAACGAGATGGCAGTAAACCTAGAATATCAAAAAAACAAAGCCACGCTAGAAGACAAGATAAAACGCCGAAAACGATTATTCTGGATTGGCGTGGGTGTTAGTTTTTTGACAGGATTTTTTATCGCGAAATAGTTGGTGAATAGGTACCTATTTCGTACCTTTAGATGAACAAAATAAATAAAGAAGGTTATGTTATACGAAGCCCTTGTAGAAGAAATAAAAAGAAAAGCGTTTATAGCTAAATCCATGGGTCAGGAATTCACGGATGAAAATTATCTTGAAGAAATTGAAAAGGCCATGGGACGTCGTGCTGTTATGGGCGAGGTGAGAACATGGCGAGGAAAGGAATACATAAAGACGCCGAAAGGATGGCGTCCGAAGCCGAAAGGCTATAAAGAGGGTGCAAAAAGTGAAGTGGAGAATAAAGATAAGGAACATGTTGGTAGTGAGGGTGGGTCGTCTACCGGTAGCCGGACAGCCGAGTCAATTACCGATGAATTTTCGGAGATATTTTTTAATCGAAAAACAACACCGGGGAAAATCACCGCGTTTGTTGATAAATATTTGGGTGAGGGTGCGACAAAACGGATTTGGGATGGCTTAGATAAAATGACATTTGATTCATCAACAGATAAATCAAATGCGTTCATTGAAAAGTTTTATGATTTACTTTCCGATAAAATGTGGAATGAAAAGAAACATCAAAAATCAGGCAAGTGATGGAAAGGAAAGTGGCTGGAATTGATATAAAGACGGTCAGACCGATCGTCAAGAAGGAACGAGCAGGTGTTAAAGACCCTGTTCGTTTTCCTGATGTCATAAACGGGTACGAGAACGAGAGTAAGAGGTTATTTAACGAGGAATTAAACCTTTTATTCGCTGACGTTGTGAAAAAGATGGTTAGTATCATAAAGGATAAATGATGGAAAATCTTGATATAAAAGCGTTGGATGTTATTGAGAAATCGGGTAAACCCGCTCAACTTGGTGAGATCCGTGTTTGGGGAGGAAAGAGATACCATAAGACGCCGAAAGGATGGAGGCCGGTTCCGAAAGGTTATCGTGAAATCAAGCAAGATCCGGCGAAAATTAAATATCAAAATAAAGATGATCGGTATAAACCGAAAGCCACCCATATTTGGATCGATGGGCTGAAAGATAACAAGGAAAAAGCCCTTCGCGCTATGCAGGCGATGAAAGATATCCAAGGTGGTTACGCTCAAGGAACGACAACCAATCCATCTGAACTCGCTAGTTCATACGTTAAGAAAAATGATAAAGGGAGGTGGGTAAGTGACAATAACGGCGATAAAACATTAATTCAAGCCATTCTTAGCGGTGACGAAGTTGATTATAACGATGGATGGTATATTGTTGAAACGGATGGCGATGTTTTGTACGTTGATGTAACTGGCCAGGCTATGAACGAGAATCCGGATGATTACAAGAATATGGAATACGTTACCAGTGAGGGGTTGGAACCTGATAAAGAGGGATAAAATAATTGATCATGTTATTTAACAACGAGCAGATACAGGAAATATTGTCATTGGTGGATTTCAGGTTTGCTGACTTGGTCTGGAAAATATTCGGGCCAAGTCACCTAACATCTCAGGATAAAGAGAATTTGAAAAAACACGGTATAGATCCCGGTTCACTCGTTAAAAAGATACCGCCGTACTGGGCGAATTGGATGTTTGGTCTTTTATCCGGTAAATTAAGCGATTATCAGACCAAACAAATATCTTACAAGGATCTTCTTGATTACCTCGCTAGAAGACAATATGAAACGCCTTCCAAGAGGGAAATCGAGGAATATGAGATGGCCTGTAATCGAACTTACGGCTATTTAAAGGGGTTGGGTGATAAGATGAAAAAAGATATCTCCAGTTATATCTCGGATTCTGAACTTAGGATGAGGATGGAACAGGAACGCACCATTAAAGAAGGTGTTAAAAGAGGAATTGTTGAGAGGGATACGACCAAGTTGATAGCCGCCAAGATAAGCAATCAACTAAATGATTGGTCAAGGGATTGGAATCGAATCGTGGAGACTGAATATCAGGGTGTGTTTAACATGGGTAGGGTTCAATCGTATATGAGGGAAGGAGATGGGCCTAACACATTGATTTACTTCGACGTATACCCGGCCGCATGTCGTCATTGTATAAGATTATATTTGACGGCTGGAATAGGAAGCGAGCCTAAATTATTCACAGCCGAGGAGTTAATTGGCAACGGAACGAATATCGGTAGAAGGGTGGCTGATTGGAAACCGACGATCATCACGGCAGTTCATCCGTTCTGCTACGATGATAAAGTCGAGGTGTTAACGAATAAGGGGTGGAAATTTTTTAAGGATTTGGATAAAACCGAACTATTTTTATCAATTAATCCTGAAACAGGAGAAGGAGAATACGTTCCGGCGGTGGCGTGGATTAATCAGTATTATGAAGGTGATATGGTGTACCGGAAATCAAAATGTTTCGATCTCGCCAACACGCCGAACCATGTTCATGTAGGTAGGAAACATGGGCAAAAACACATTTCATTGGTGAACGAAAGTGATATCAAGGATAATTTTTCATTCCTCTCGCATATTCCTTCATGGAAGGGCATTGATACCCCCTTTATAGTCATTGATAATAAAAAATATGACACCAATTTGTTTTGTGAATTTTTAGGTTATTATTTGTCGGAAGGCTCTTTCACAGAGTGGGGTGATAAGAATCGTACGATACCGAGGAGAAGAGTTAATATAAGCCAAAAAAAATCCGAAGCGAAAGAGAAAATAATTAAATGTTGCAGGGCATTATTCAAAAATGTTATCGTAACAAAAGAAAGGATTGAATTTAACTTAAACAAGGAGAATGACAAGGATTTGATACATATAATTCGATCATTCGGTCACGCGCATGAAAAATACGTACCCGATTTCATAAAAGAATTATCACCTAAATACATTAAAATATTTCTTGATGCGTTTCTTCTAGGTGATGGTACGGTTCATCGTGGTGTTTTGTATGATGGGTATCAGTGCAAGCCTCAAAGGATATACTCAACATCATCGGTGAAATTGAAGGATGACTTGGGTGAACTTTTATTAAAAGTGGGGAAATGTCCTTCGTTTAAAAATAGAGGGAAATCGATCTATCATTGTAAAAAACAGAAGAAAGATTATCTTGCCAGATATGACCAATGGAATGTCGCTGAACTGAATTCAAAATACAGGTACGGGAAAGTTATGAAAAAAGAAATAAAACCTTATAAAGGTTTTATTTATGATGTTGAACTTGAGAAGAACCATACATTGGTTGTTAGAAGAAACGATAATGTATGTGTCAGCGGCAACTGCCGTTGTTTGGCACGACGATACATGAAAGGTGATGTTTGGGACAAGGAAACGAGGTCATTCAAGCAACCGATTGATTATAAAAGAAAAACAGCACCGGGTGCAAAGGTCAAAATTATTGTTGGTGACAAAGTTTTTTATACTTAAAATTGTATATACGGAATTAAAATCTTATTTTTACGTATAAAAATTTGTCATAATTGCAATCAATAATGGAAGAGACGAGTACATTGGTAAAACTTATAGCGGATAATGGGATCACGGTGGTCATGAGTGCGATTATGATCATTATATTCCTCAACGTATTCAGGAAAACTACCCAGAATTGGGCGAGATTGGAAAAAAAGAATGATAAGTTGACGGATATGATTCTTGCGAAAGGTACGGCGAGTGATTACATGAAAAAGCAAACGGAGATAAACGATAATATGCTTTCGATCTTGAAAGAAATCCGGGAGGGTGCAACGAAAGAATGTACAATAGAACAAGTGAAAACGACAACAAACGCGTTATTTGATCTTGCAAAATTCACCATGTTCGAAGAAGTTCTCAGAATAAGAAAGGAGAACCATCTAAATAACGAGAACGCCGTGAACGCGAAGGTGAAGACCATAGTTCGTCAAAGAATAAACGATAGAAAAAGTAAACTGTATAATTATAATTGGAAGGGGAAACCCTTGAGCGAATTTAATTCCATATCGAAAGAAGATATAGCTGACATAATGCTTAGTGAATTATACGCATCCGACGGTTTTTCCGAGGATAGAGTTAAAAGAAACATCGAATTATTTTATGATAATATGAAGCTAGATTTATTTAATGAAATCATAGCGTATAACAATTTATAGTATGGGTTGGTTAAAAAAAATACTGGGACAACGGAATGAAAGTGACGAGGCGAAGGTAGCCCGTTACATTGAACTATTAAAAAGCTTGGACGTTATTTCGATACAAGGAGAAGAACTCGCGGATTCATTCAGATTGAATAAGTCAATTGTTGAAGATTTGAGTATCTCGGGTGATATTATTGAACAGGAAAAGCGACTATCAAAGTTCAACGAGTTTATGATTTATCATAAACAGAATGTACATGATCTGATCAAATCGAAAATGAAAATTGAGAAAGAGATGGATCAATTAAGAAAGGATGAATCGATTATGGAAGAATGTGAGAACGTTGACAGATATTTTGAATCGAAAAAACTTTTCAAATCAGGAAGTATTTCAATGGACACATTTAATAAGTTGATTCAAAAAGGCAAGGAAGGTCCTGTTGAATACTCGGATGTTCTTGTTTTTGATGGCGATGGCCGACTTCTAATTTTACATAGAATACAGGAAGGTAAGTCCGATGAAGGGGGTGAATGGTGTATCCCGGGAGGTCATGTTGATTACGGTGAGAGTCACCGTGATGCAGCTGAACGCGAATTGAAGGAAGAGACGGGGTTAAAATTGAATTTTCAGCCTTCGCCTATCGGTTTTTATCAGGATCGTGATAGTTCAATAAACTATTACAGGGCGTTCACTGATGATAAGCAACCTTCGGTGATGGTCGATAGCACTGAACACGACGGGGTTGAGTGGATTGAACTTAAAGATTTAGATAAATATGATTTTATTTTCAATATGAAAGATAATATTAAAAAACTTACCGGCATGGAAGAGAAAGAATCAAAGGGACCTGAAACGATTGAGATACTCGCGAAAGCGTTGAAGGAAGGAAAGATCACTCCTTCGTTTTTCAAGGAAGCGGTTGAGAAGGCGAAGAATAAAACATATTTCTCCGAGAAGGAGAGGGGTAAACTTGCAAAAGAAGGAGAAGCGATGCCCGATGGAAAGTACCCTATAAGAAACAGTCAAGACCTCAAAGATGCCATCAGATTAGTTGGTGCATCTTCAACGCCTAAAAATGAGGTGAAGTCTTGGATTAAGAAAAGAGCGAGGGAATTGGGTCTTGAAAGCGAATTACCTGAAAGTTGGCGTGAAAAAGATGTTAAGAAAGGAATGGGTGTTGAACGGGCCGGGGTGATAGCGAGAGAATCATTGGATGGTGAAACAAAAGATGATCGTGTTGAGAAGTCAGGTTTTTCTGTTACCGTTAGTTTTGATGATTCTGAGCACGCGGAACTTTTCAAATCAATGGTTGAAGAGATTAAGGCAGAAGGGAAACTTCGAATGACGGGAATAGATATTTCCGAATTAGAGAAATCAGATCCCGGGGATAAATCATTGTTCAGAGATTATCTCAATTTTATCGAAGGCGTGAAAACGAGGATCAAGAACATTCATTGGAGCGAGGAGGATAATTCAAAACATGCTTATCTCGATGAACTCGCGTATGAAGTTTCTGATTTCGAGGATAAATTCGCGGAAGCGGGTCAGTCAGAGTTTGGAAGATTCGGTGATGGTGAGATTGTTGGTGAACAGATTGATGTGAATGATCCAATCGAACTGGTCGACCTTCTATTTGAAAGAACGGAAGAGTTAAGAGCGATACTTGATGGAGACCCTGATTATAACGGAGAGATTTCTTGGATCGACGATTTCCTCGCCACGTTGAAACAAAGCAAATATAGATTACAGTTACATTAAGATAAAAGGGGTTCCACGGGGAACCCCGCATTTGAAATTTCAAGTATGATGGAAAAATCCAAAAGAGCGGCTTATATGGGTGAAATCAGGACTTGGGGAGGTAGAAGCTATATGAAAACCCCTCGGGGGTGGATTCTTACCGATGAATCCGTGAATCGTATTGTTGAAACAGAATTCAGGGAAAGAAATGCACAAGTTGAAACGAGAATGAAGAATGACCCGGAATTCAAATTAATATATCAAAAAGATCATGGGGAAGGTAATACATCATTTACATCACCTAAAGGAAATTTCAGTGTTCGCGAAGTCGCAGCGATTCGCCTTAGAAATGGCGGAAAAAATACTAATACCAAAAATTTAATCTCGTTATTTTCTTCCGATACTCAAACATGGGTTATCCCAATGATTGAGGGAAATGTTTCACTTGAAGATAAAATCTGGGAACTTATATTGAGGAACGGTCAGTGTGAATTGTATTTAAGGAAAGATAAAAATTCAGCCCCGTATAGGGTTCTCGCGAAGGATAAAGGGGGTAGAATTGAATTTGTTAAAGCCGAAAAAAGGGAGGGTGCCCATCAGGAATGGAATGAATCAGTTGGTAACGTGTTGGATATGGGATTATCGGGATCCAAGTTTTACAGTGTTGATATCGTTATCCCCGATGAACCTTTGGAGAAAGCGAGGGCTGCGATGATTGGAGAGGAAAGAACTTGGGGCGGAAAGGTATACGTTAGAACGACTAAGGGCTGGCGACCCAAAGGAAAGGGTTCATCTTCTGCAAACCAAGATGAACAGGGAAAGAATCAAACGTCACGCTCTGAAAATAAGGTTCAAGATAAAAGAGCAGTTCTCGAGGAATACGCCGCAAATGCCACCGATCAACAACTTGAATCTGCGATCAAGAAACCGGGGCAATCCGATGAGGTGAAACAGATCGCCCGGCAAGAATTGGAGAGTAGGAATGTATCCGCGAAGGAAGAGGCTGATGAGATAAGTGATGCGTTAAATCGTTTATTAGAGAGTGATGAATTCGACGATGAATTCAAGAGAAGGGTGAAGGAAAAACTCGATGAGAGAAACGCTAAAAAACAAGAAAAACGGAAAGGTTAGTCGTATAATTCTATCTACATGCAAACTTTTACATATAAAAAAAAGAGCGTTTGAAAATTTAAACATATACTTTCACGGAGATGAATGAGGAAACTAATCTTTCGTACAGCAAAACGTACGGATTTAATATGGATAAGAATACACAGGTATACGCGAGATTTAGTCAGCATACCGTGTGATAATAAGTAAATCGAAATCGATAATGGAAGATAAATTTAATTTCTGGGTTCCTATAGATATAGAGAAGGCAAAGGGGTCGAAAGAAAAATCGACTGGTACTGATGATGATTCACGGTATGACAACATGGTTTTCGAGGGTGTTGCAAGTGATAGTAGCGAGGATGATGAGGGTGAATCCATGAACCCCAATGGGTTTATATTGGACAGGTTTTTGAAAAGCGGGCTGTTAAATTTAGATCACCTAACATCACGATCGAAGGAGAATAAATCGCGTTTCTGGATAGGGGAACCTCTCGACGCATGGGTGAAAGATAATAAATTTTTTGTTAAAGGGAAGTTGTGGAAAAAATCACCGGAAGCGAGAGCGTTCTGGGATAAGTGCATTCAGATGGCTGAATCGGGGTCAACCCGCAAACCCGGAATGTCGATAGAAGGGAAGGTCATCGAAAGAGATAAGACAAATCCCCGAAAAGTAAGTAAGGCGTTGATCACAAACGTTGCGCTAACTTTTCAGCCGGTGAATACGAATTCATTTTTTGACATTATCAAGGGACGTCAATCTGCTGATTTCATCGATTACGAATTTGAAAGTGATAAAGATTTTGACGAAGGTGACAAGGTGATCTTGGAGTGGGAAGATGAACGGGGAAATCTATTAATGTTGGACACCAAGTTTAGAATCAAGGTCAAGAAAAAACCCCAGTACAAGGTGAAAACAATCGAAAAAATAACGAAAAGTTTTAAATCTGGCCTAATTTCAGAGAAAGTTTACCGCGATTTTGTCAAAAAGATTGAGAAAAATTTTCGTTTGTCAAATTAATTATTTATTTTTATCGCACAATGTAAGAATTAGAAACTAAATATTTAAGAAATGAAACCGATTACGAATGAGATAGTGCAGGAATTGCAAAAGAGGGGTCTTTCTTTGGATCAATATTGTGGCGACTCCGTCGTGAGTGCTTTGATGGATGCGGATTTTGAACACGACTACATCTTGAAGAGTATTGATAACGGAGAGATTTCCACTTTAAGTAAATCAAAGTACACTGAAAAAGAGGAAATCGCCTATGATGAGAAAAAATCGGGCGAACATGAACGTCGCGATTACGAAGAAGGAAAAAGAGCCGGAGAGGCGGAAGAAAAGGATAAGTTGGAGAAAAAGAAAAAAAGAGAAGACGAAGACGATGAAATGGAGAAAGCATTACAGGCGGACTTCTATAAATCACAAAAGGAATTCCTTTCTGATCTTTCGGAATCTCTTGGGGAAATGAAATCCATTATGAAATCAATAAAGGATGAGATTTCCGTTTTAAGAGACCAACCAATGCCATTCCGCTCTGTTGATAAGGGTGCGGTACTGGAAAAATCATTTAATGTTAAAACAACCGATGATGGAAAGAAAGTTCTTTCAAAATCAATACACCGTGAACCTTTGAAACGGATCATGACTGAATGCTTTGAGAAGGCACAGGACGGTGATTTGAAAAAATCACTTGCGAACGATATCATGTCTTATTCAACAGGTAGCGCGATGATATCTCAATCGACCATCGATTACCTGGGTAAACAAGGTATTGAAGTTGTTGAGTAATTAAATTGAATCAGAATAAATAAATAAAATATGTTAGAACAAATTGGTTTAAATGAAGTTGCTCCGGGGATCGATCGCGGAGAGTTCTTAACTGCGGATATTCTGAAGGCGATGGAAGCCGGTCTTATGACTGGTATGCAATATGCCAACACTCTGAATAACGGAGGTGGCTTGAAAGTGGAGTCTTTGGATGGCGTTATCAAGGTGTTGGAATATACTGAAAAACAGTTGGTATTCTGGAAAAACATCGGAAAGAAAAAAATTTATAATACCGTACATCAATACAATCAGTTGGTGAAATACGGTAACAATGTCGGTATTGCTAATCTTGAGGGAGAAACTCCTCAATTCACTGATTCACAATACAGACGCAAACCGATCATCACGAAATTCTTGGGTGTGAGCGGTCAGGTTACACATCCCGCAACGTTGGTGCGGATTGCAGCAGAGGGTGATTCAATGTTTGAACTCGAAGTTCGTAACAAAACTTTGTTATTGTTACAAAGCTTGGATGTTGCATTGACCAATTTCGACAGTAGCTGCATCGAGGAAGAATTCTCAGGAATCTGGCAACAGCACGTTGAAGGTATTCTCGATGTTTATGGCGGAATGGCCGGAAAGACATCTGAAGGTATCCTTGACACTTACTACGCTGACCCGGCAGTTGTTAATGCCGATGGTAGTATCTTAACGGATTTCTTGATGCAGGAAGCAACAAACACGATTGTCAACTTGCGTTACGGTTTCGCGGATAAGATTATCGCAAACCCGATTGTATTCACTGATTATGTGAATGATCATACTGCAAACAAGGTTCTGAATGTTAATGGAGTGTCAGGCAGCATGATGAACGCGAGAGCAGGTTTGCAGGTTACCAGTGTTGCAACCCAGTTCGGTGACATTGATTTCATGGCGGATCCGTTCTTTGATAGCAAACCGGCTCGTTTATTTAATTCACCGGCAACAAACGATAAGGCACCGGCAGCACCTGTTAAAGACGTAGCAGCCGCTGTTTCAATTGTTGCAGCTGATTCAAAAACGAAATTCACGAATCATGCGGGTACGTATTTATACGCCGTCGCAGCTAAAAACCGCTACGGTGAGAGTGCGTTAACGAAATTGAACGATGCGGCTCAAGCTGTGACTGCAACTGATTCGGTAGATTTGAAATTTACCGCCGCGATCAATTCAACGTACCCGACACAAGCATTTGTGATTTATCGTACGGAGGCGAACCCGGCAAATCCGAACACGGCGAACTATTATCCGATTTTCCAAATCCCTGCAGCAGCGTTAGCTTCTGGGTATGATGGAGCCGCCGCTGGTGCAGTTCGCGATAGAAACCGCTCTATCGCAGGTACTCATTCGGCATTGGTGTTCAAGATGGATGATTCTTTGATCCAATACTTGCAATTGGCCGATACGATGAAAATGGAATACGCGATCACTTCTCCAAGTAGACGTTTCTCCATTTTGAACTACGGTACGCCGGTATTATACGCTCCCGGTAAATTCGTGAGAATTTGCAACATCGGGAGACCGAAAGCATAATCTCGTTGCTAAATATTGGTAGTTATAAGGGGGAGTGATTAAAATCACTCCCTTTTATTTTGATAATGGGAAGTTTTTTTTTACCTTTATAGCTGAATCTATGTTAACAATAAATTTTTAAAGTATGAAGATAGAATCTCAAGTGTATAGAAATCAAACGATTAGAATCTTTGATGAAGATATTAAGTTTGTTAATGGCATCGCCGATGTAACCGACGAGTTGGGCGGGAAAGCTATATCATCAGGTCTACCTATTTATATTGAAGGGGGTGTTCCGTCAAATAAAACAAAATCAGAACTGATGCTTGAAAATGAACTCTCAAAACGAGTGGCGGGATACAAGGCAGAAACGGGCTTTTTGAAGAATGAAATTATGGGCCTGAATTTAAAGATCCAGAAACTTAACGAGGAGCTTGTTTTATGGAAAGGAATTTGTGAGAAATTAAAAAAACACATCGATCCAACGTTGCTGGGTGAAATTCTTAATAAATCAGCCGAAGTTGAAAAAGAGGAGTCCGATACTAAACCCGGGAAAACTGAGGCCGATACCGAGACAGAAGACAATGAAATTCTAAAACGGTTGAAAGAGAAGAAAAAAGATGAGTTAATTGATATGGCTAAACAACTTGGAATTAGCGAGGATCAATTGATGGTTGACGGAAAATTCAGAACGAAGGATGATATCATTGAATTACTTATGCTCGTGAAGTAATGAAACTCACACTGTCTATAAAATATAAGAAGAATACGGGGTTATTATTTTCACCGGCGGAGGTGATAACCCTGTATCTGTATGGTATTGAGATTAATGCGACGAATGGCACTAAATTCTCTGATGAAGCCTATACATATTATGTGAGGGAAGCTCAGAAAACGGTTGAAAATTGGTTCTCCGTGAAAATTATCAAACAGTTGATAACCGAATCATCTTCTTATTACTGGGACAGTTATAGCCAGCAATTCCCGATAATCAATACGAAGTATATAGTTCAAAGACCTCTTGCATTGATTGGTCTTTTAAAAACGATTGAACAAGTAAGATATCCCGTTGAATGGTTATCATATGCGAAGGATCCCGATCAAATTGGGGGAAGACGTATAAGTATAGTTCCGACGGGGTCAGGTGGAATGGCGGCGAATCAGGATATTATTTTAACGGGTATTGTGACACAACTTGGAATTCAAAGATTTCGTAACATACCCGATTACTGGAACTATCAGTACATAACGGGATTTGATCTTGATAATTTACCGTGGGATTTAATCGGGATTATCGGTAAACTTGCAACTTTCGGGCCGCTAAATATAGCGGGTGATTTGATTCTCGGAACTGCGGGTGTTGCGAGTCAGAGTCTTTCGATTGATGGTTTGAGTCAATCAATTTCAACAACGGCATCCGCAACATCAGCGGGGTATAACGCGAGGTTAATCAATTATGGGAAAGAAATTACCGAAACAGTGAAACGGATCGAGGGTATTTACAAGGGGCTACAATTTGAGGTATTATGAGCAAAAATTACACGTTACAGCAGTCGCCTAATACGACGGGATATCCGTCACCTGAATTTGATAAGGGTGCGTTTGATGCAGCAATTACTCAAAAAGGGTATAGGATATATCAGGAACGGGCTGTTGCGTGTCCTTGTGGAATGGATGCGGGCCACCCGAATCCATCGTGTCCTTATTGTGGGGGAACTGGTTATTATTATATTGATCCAACCGAGGTAATATGTTTAATTACAGGTGTTAATGTTAATACGAAATACCGAGAGTGGACGATGGATAATGCTGGTACCATTGCGGTTTCAACGTATGATGAGGGGTTGAACTTCAGTTTTTTTGATAAATTAACATTTAAAGAAAAGTTTGGGATATTTTCTGAGAACCGTGTTGTTCGAGCTTTCAATGGGATGTTATTTGTATGGTTAACATTCCAACCCTTTAAATTATTTCAATTAAGCGTGATAGATGGGAATGGCCAACTTCAAAATCTAACACCCGACTCCTATTACACCGATCCCGAGAATAATGAATATACCCTATTCTTCAACGCTAATGCAGGATTAAAAGAGGGTGATATTGTTTCCGTGTATTATAAGCATTATGTGCAGTATAACGTTATTGATTTACCTCATGAAATTAGAGCGAGCAATAAAACGGATGAAAACGGGAATTTACAAAAGATAGACCTCCCCGTGCAAGCAATCGCGAGAAGAGCGAATTTTGTTGTGAATGAATCGAATCAAACCATAAAAGGTGGTGAGTTATGATACCACTCCCAGTGTATATTGATTTAAGCGAGGTAGGTGCATCACTTGCACTTACAGCCGATAAAATGTCCGCGTTATCATCATTTGTTCTTGATAGATTGGTTCAAAGGTATTCAGAAGAATGGACGAATGTTGTGAATAAGAATCTTAGATCAACGAGAGTTGATTATTTAAGAGCAATGTCATTCGATAGGATATCATCAACCGAAGCCATTTTCACATTAAATTACTCAAAAGGAAACCCGGTACCTTTAATGTTGGAGGTTGGTTATGAACCTTTTGATGAGAAGATCGGATTCAGCCAATCTCCTAAAAAGAAAATGAAAAAGGGCGGTGGTTGGTATATGACGATTCCATTCAGATATGCATCAAGTGAGGCGTTGGCAGAATCGGGTGCGTTCGCGGGAATTTTACCTAAACAGATAGAGAGGATGGCAAAACAATCGACGATACCTTTACATCAGACGGATCTTCCGATACCTTTTAATGGCACGAATCAAAGAGCTACCATAGAGAGGATGAATAAGCGCGTCGAAGAATATAAACACAAGGTATCGGTTTATGCGGGTTTGATTCGGAAAGATATATCGTCGACGAACAAGGAGAAAAGAGGTGGGTATTATGTTTTCCGTCGTGTTAGTGATAAGAGTGATCCTCTATCATGGTGGAATAAGGGTTTTGAGAGACATGATTTTATGGGCCAAGCTCTTTCAAATATGAATATACAAACGACAGTCGCGATGGCGATTGATAATTTTTTTGGGTTATGATAAGTCCGATATATAACTTAAAGGGTATAGTGCAAGCACTTTTAGAATGGGTGAAGCAAGATTTTGATAAATTTGATAACGAAGAAGATTCGTGGTTATATCAGTTCATCCATTTAGGCGAAAGAGATGGTGATGTTGAGGAATTTTATTTAATGGCAAAAGAGATTTTTCTTCGAAGAGAATCATCGAGAAACATGTTAACCGTTGAACTTGAATTTCCGAAAGATACCACCATTTTGCCTGTGATCGTGCTTCGTGAACCGTCCCGGGTGGATGGTGATACAAATATAATCGGGGCAACTGATAGCGAGGTAATTTCCTTGTCAGGTGGGGCTCAGATGCAAGTTTTCAGAGATTCGAAGCGTTTTAATTATGATTTGATGTGCGTGGGTTTAAACTACAAGGAGACACTGACAATCTCTGATACTTTGTACGGCTTATTGGTGGGTGCGTATAATACATTTGCACGCGACTATGAAAAAGTGAGCTTTTCACTTAGGGAGATGTTGGTTAATTCGGAATTAAATCCTTACCCCACATTTATAAGAACGGTGGGATTAGATCTTCAGAGATCAAATTTCATTCCATCGATAGAGAGAAAGATATATCTTGACAGTATACGTTTTGAGGCGAAAATTGAAACACGTACACAGATACGGGAGGAGAAGGAAGAAGAAAAAACTCGCAAGGCGATATTACAGGAGAATGATGGCCCAGTGTTAAGCGAAGAAGATCAGAATTTATTAGTTGAGAAAACAGTATGGCGAAGAAAAGAACAGGAAATGTAGCCCATGAAAACATGGCGCCCCAACAAGAGAATCAAAGATTGTACACCCTATCTCAAATGTGCAATCATTTTCATATCTCGGGTATAACGAGGATGACATTATATAACATGTTACCCGAATCACCCGGTAGAACGATCGATGAGTGGAAAAATTTTCTATTAAAAAACGGTTTTAATTTCCGTAACTGCTAAAAAGTTTTTATCTTTATGACACGAAGATTAGATTTAAAATAGTATACAATGGCAATATCAGTATATTTTAATAATAAAAAAATCACTTTGCCGGGCGCTTACGCAACGATTGCCGCAGGGGAGCAAAATGATCCCCGTGCACTTGACTATGGTAAGTGCTTGATAATTGATACCGGTGTGCTTGGTGCAAAATGGGGTGGCGGAGCGGGAATTAACGGGAAAAATGCCAACGGGAAAAATGCCATCTATAGGTTCGATAATATTGAAGATTTTAGGTCCTTTGTTAAAGGTGGATGGTACTGGCAACTGGCAAACGCACTCTTTTTTCCGGATGCTAGTAACCCCGCGGCTGTTGGTATCTCCGAGCTTATGTTCGTGAGAGCAGCCTCAACAACACCAGCAACAATGACATTTACCGCGACCGGGGGCGGATCTAATGGTGGGGTATTTAAGATAATCACATTAGATGAGGGTCTCAATGCAAATGGTTTAAATTCCGCGGGAGAAGCTGCAACCGACGAACTTACGACGGGGTACGCGTTTTCAATTGTTTCGGGAACACTTGACCCTTCGAAGTATGTTTTTCAAATTTGGAGAGGAACATTTACGGGATTGGCACCCGATGGTGTACCATTTAACGAAGTTCCCGCGGCATCAGCGGCACCTCGATTGATTATTGAATCACCTGAATTCAATAACATGAATGAATTGATCAGTTGGGCCAGATCAAGTTCCGCGTTCAATTCATTGTTTATGTTGGATAGTTCATCGACAGCGACAGGTACCGGGAAGATCAAAGAGCAGGATATAACGGTACTTACAAAATACAGTGCGGCAACAGGCGGTAGTGAAACGTATAATAGTGAATATTTTGATAATGTTCTCTCTGCTATCGTGAATTTGGATGAAAGTTTTGTTTTCACCGATCAATATGGTACACAAAACTATAACAACGCGATGAACAAGGCGCTAATCGCTCATGTTAATAACGTGGCGAAATTTAAAAAACAGGTATTTATCGGCGTGGGAGAAGATCAGGGAGATTTTTCGACATCATTAGAGGCAGCGCAAGGATTCGATTCGTCCCATGTTTGTGTCGTTCATGGCGGCGTGGGTATGCCTTCCACCGCACTGGGAATTGGATACCGTTGGTGGGGTGTGATGTATAATCTGTGCAGCATTATCGGTCGTACAGCAGGTAAGGCACCTCAAATTCCCGTTACAAATAAGAGTATAGGGGTTTCAAAACTAAAACATCAATTAACTGAAACAGATAAGAAAAAAGCTCTTGATGCAGGTGTGCTCGTCACTGTTTATAACGAAAGTCTTCAGAAATTTGTTGTACTTCAGGGTATAAACACATTGCAGGATAATCAAGTGTTGTTCACAGGAAACGGGGAATCATTCTCAATTCAATTCATGAGAATCGTTGATCAGATCAATAAAGAATTGATTGTGAACAGTGAGATCGATTTGCTGGGTGCCGAGAACGGTGTAAATGCGAACACATTAAGTGTGGGTATTTTGAAAAATTGGACGGAGAATTATCTCTTAACAAGAACCGCCAATTCGAATACCGATAATCTGATTCTTTCTTATCGTAACGTAACCGTGACGAAGAAAGATGATTATTACTGGGTAACGTACGGTATTGTCATTAATAATGAGATTAATAAGATATTCTTCACCGGATTTGTATTTAAAAACTAAATAAATGGATTCGATTAAATCTTTCGGGGCACCTCAAGCCGCAGTTTATATAGATAATGAACTTGTTGGTCAAATGCAACAGGTTCAGTTCACCGAACAGACCACCTTAACTCCGGTTAGGGGTCTCGGTGACTTATTGGTCAATGAATTTGTACCGACTGCTGTTGATTGTAGTTTCAGTAGCAACTATTTCTTTATAGGATTTGATACTCCTTGGTTTAAGAAAATGTTGAATAGATACGGATCCGTTGACGAAGTTATCAATACCATCTCATTGATGTCGTTAACTTTCTCTATTGTTGTGTATCGTAAACAAGCAACTGGTGTTGATGAGACAAACCGTCTTGTTACAGAAACGGATACAACGGGAAACACCATCATGAGAGCACGCGATTGTGTCATGGAAAATATGTCATGGAGTGTCGCAACAGGTGGTATCGCAACAACAGACATTTCAGGTCGATACAAGACCCCCATGACAATGAGTTAATAAAAATTAGATATGAAGGAGAAAATTTTATTCAAAGTTAAGACATCGACTGTTCAGAACGAGTACGAGATCAATCTGCCCACAGTCGGACAGTACCGGGATATTGAGGTTTACAAACAGATGTTATCCAACGGGATGTACGCGAGTTTGGTTACGTCAGCAACAAACAGTGCGATGAATGCGTTAGATATCATTGATATCGAAGCGACATTGAGGGTGTTATGTCCTAAATTCATGGAAGATTTGAAGTGTGAAATCAGAGATTTGGGTTTGAAAGATTTCGCGGTGATCAAGGAGGCCTTTAACCGGGATGTGAAACCCCTCGCAGATGAAATTGAGAAGTTGATGAAAATTTAACGGCCATGTCGAATGAGTTTAGAGAGTTCATGGTAAAATGGAATCTCAAATTTCCGATCGACAGGTGGTATAGAGAAAAACATAAGATTCCCTTCATGTCGCAACAACATAGGGAATCTTCTTTTTTAAATATGCGGTTAGAATGGGAGGAAGATCGATTGTTTAATGAGATTCAGGATACCGATGAGTATAAACCAAATGAATGCGATTTTCTGAAATCAAGGAAGATGGATCGAACACCCGAGGATCGTGCAGCTGAAGCACGAGAGTTTTTACAAAAGATGCAGGAGGCTCAAAATGGACAACAATGCCAGGGTTAAAATTCAGGTCGATGATTCAAGGGTAAAAGAACTGAGACAGAGTGCTGCTGAATTATACGATAAATTCGCTAAAAACGCCCGTGAACAAGCGAAGGATTTACGTGATGTTAACCGACATATATCGGAACAGATTCGTTTACTTGAAACAAGAAATCAAAAAGCGAACGCTTTAAGGAGACAAGAATTAGAGGCTGAATTTAAGGGCGGTGCAATTTCTGCGAGGGAATATAAATCGAGCCTCAAAGGGCTCGAGGCGAACAGGGCTTACTATACCGCGCAGGTAAGAGGTCTCCGCGAGATACTTGAAAGTGATATGTCACCCAGTAAAAGGGCGCGGGAACTTTACTCGGAAATGGCATCAGGTGCTCTGGGTTCCGGTGGTGATATTAGTTCGAATATCAACGAAAAAATCAGGCAATTTGAGCGGCAAAGTAGGATCGATCAAACCCAGCGTGCATTTCAACTAAGATCACGATATGATCAAGGGTATTTGAGCAGGGAACAATATCGTAGTGGATTAAAGTCAATACAGGCCGATAGGCAGGGCGATGCGTTACTTATTAAACTTCTTCGTGAGATAGCGGATAACACGAAGAATGACGCTAAAAATTCGGCGGAAGAGCTTGTAAGACGGCTTGGAATTACATCGAAAGATGATGCTGCTAAATGGATTGCGAGACTTGAAGGAAAAAGAACTGGTGACGCACAGGATATAATACGGAGACAGGAGGCCGCTAATATATTAAGACAACAATTTAATGTTGAGATGACCCGTCAGGGTGGCGGAGGGATGATTGGGCTACTGGGAAATCTTCGAGGTGGTATAAAGGGTGCATTATCCGCATTAGGGCCCGTAGGCGTTGGTCTTGCACTTGCCGGGGGATTGGGATGGGGTGCGATGAAAAGGTATTCATCCGTTACCTCAGGTTCAAGGGATTTGGCCGCCATAAATGGTTGGGATTTATCCGATCTTTGGAATGCTTCGCTTGAAAGAGGTGAAGGAGGATTATCTCTTGGTATGTCGTCGGAGGAATTTTTAAGCAGACGATTAGCATATCAACGTGCAACGGGGAGAAGGTATTCAGCCCAGGCGACCATCAGTAATTTCGCACAACAAAGAGCTTTAGGGATCGATAATGGATTATATGATCAAATGCTATCAACTGGTCGTTTCGGTCGTGGAGGAACATCACAAGGTGCGATCAGTGCGATTGCTCGAATAACTCAAAGACAATTCGGGAACCTTGCATTATTACCTGAACTTTTGAATACGTATCAAAGTGCGGCGCAAAGTGTGTTGAGTTCGAGGGGTGATTTTAATCAAAATACAATCGCTGGTGTTATCGGTGGACTATCTCAAAGCGGCATACAAGGACCTCAATTGAATAGGGTTGTTAGTGGTTTACAGAATATTGGAAACAACCAAAATCCATTGGCAAGGGGTCTTGCATACAGAGCAGCCGCGATGGTCAATCCGAATGCTAGTACATGGGATCTCGGGATGATGATAGAGAATCCGTTGAACAACACTCAATTTTTAAAACAATATTTATCACAAGCATCTGGACTATCAGGAGGTAATGAGGTAAGCGCAAAATATTTACTTAAAGGATTGACCGGATTATCACACGCTGATACTGAAGCACTGTATAAAGCGTATATTTCCGGTGATTTGGAAGGAGGTCTTGATAGGATAAGAACAACGGGAGGCGGCGGCTATGAAGAGAGGGCTCGTAATCTAACATCGCCCGATGAAAAATTTAACGCGTATAAACAATATGGAGAAGACTTTTTGATCAACGTTGCAAAAGAAATAGGCCAATCGATTGTTTCTGCAATGCAAACGGAGATTGAAGCGAGAGAAGATCAGGTGAGAAAAATTGACGAGGTGATAGAAAAAGCGGATAATGTTGTCACAAAGGCGTTTATGGGAGTGACAAGGGCGAATCTTGATAATCCATATATATTCTCAAAATAATAGCAGTATGAAAAGTGTGATTATAACAATAGGCGAGGATATAGAAGTCAACGCGTTCGTGTCAAAGTTCAACGATGATAACGGTTTAACGGGTGGTGCACCCTTAACCGTAAAAGATTTTCTTGATTTCACAGGATCATCGAATCTAACAAATCGACAGAAAATCGTAAAAACTTACACTCCAGAGGAACAGTTGAAGTGGATGAGCGGTGCTGATCCTACCATGATAAAAGCGGGGATTTTTGTGCGAGTTCCTTTGAATAAAACGATGGTTGAAAAACAATTGATTTATGGAAAGAATCAATATCTGAAACAAGATAATTTCAACGCGTATTTTAATGAATATCAGAAAATACTGCAAAGTAGTGACGGTTATTATAAACTTGAATCGCTTATATCGCACATCGACAGAGTATCGATTGACGCACAGGTTGTGAATTTAAACGTCCGTGTGTGGATTTATAGTAAAGTATTAGATGAGTTGATAGATGTATCACCTCTCGTTGTGGCATGTAACACATCGAAGAACATGGCAATGGGAGCGTTTTCGATAACACTCAATCCCGCTAAAAGTTTGGAGTTTGATGTTGAATATCCAACTGCGGTTAATCAGAAAGGTTCTGTTAATACGTTTAATTTCACGGGGAATCGAGATGAATTGATTGCTGATTATTTTGAGAAATACATACAGTATAATGATCTTGTTTTTATAAGATTTGAAAGGCTACAAGTTGAGAAAGATGATGTTGGATATGAAAGCGGTCAGGTACTGAAATTAAGTACCCTCGCTAACCCGATTGCTGATCCAGATGAGAACCCGTCATGGTATCGCGTTTGGGATATGATGGGGTTGATTGATTCCGTTGATGTAACGACGAATTTCTCATACACTGACAAATCGATCTCAATCAAGGGACGTGATTTCATGAAACTTTTGTCTGAAGATGGGTCTTACTTTTATTCGTATCGATTTATGTCAGCAAGCGATAATCGTTTCATGTGGATGGGTGACGAGAATTCCGGGGTGTTTAAGAGAAATATCCTAACGGGTCAATTTGAACAATATTTTCTCAACTACAGTCTGAAAAGTATAAAAGAATACCTGGGATTTGTCGTGAATAGATTATCAAATCTTGGGATAATATCAAGCAATGTTTTTAGTAGTTATGGGGAGCGATTGAGTAAATTGAACAAGGTTGAGGGAATAGATGATGAAAATCGAAATCTAAAGGGGGTTTGGTCAATCATAAAGTTCTTTTTCGATGAACACATCAATGACCGTGTTTTATCCGGGGATCTGGGTGGTGCGGACGGAACCCTTCTCGAATTATTTAACAGGATATGTCAACCACCATTCGTTGAAATATTCGGTGATACATGGATTGATATGTTTAATTTTACCGTCAGACAGCCACCTTTTACAGGCGAGTCAATTAGAAGCGTTATAAATGATTCGGCGAACTATATCACAATAGAAAACAAGGATTTGTTAAATCTAACTCTTGGGTATGATACAACATCATACGCGTGGTATCAGGTAACACCATCAGACACATCGACCGGCGAGGAGGGTAAAACAACGGCCGCAAACATCCCGGTTGTTTTCTTACCGCAGATGGCGGAAGTGTTCGGGAATAAACGTCTTCAAATATCAGACATCTATTTGTACACGGGGGCGTTAAAGGGGCAGGAGCAGATAGGCGATATTGATTTCATATCACAGGCGATATTAAATGATCTTCTGTTTTTGATCGAATCATTCGTGTATTTACCCTTCACAAGAAAGGGAACCATTCAGATTAATGGTGACAGAAGGATAAAGGTCGGGACATTTATCAGACTTGACGCAACGGATGAATTGTATTACGTTACCGGTGTTGATAATAGCCTCACGATAGGTTCAAATATTGATAGAGTAACAACGATTCAGGTCGAAAGAGGTATGAGATGGGATTTGATTAAGGGTGTTGATACTGGTGAAGTGAGGATGGCCCGGAATCCGCGAACAAACACGGTTGGTTTGGGATTTGAAAGGGCAAGGACGACAGCAATCGATCAAAATAAAACAGCCCCCGTTCGATACTCGTATTTTAATATTGTGAATACTGAAGAATTGCGTAAATCGATATTGGAGAATCGGAGAACGGGAAACGCGTTTAATTCGTCATCAATGATAAAATCTGATTTCAATATAAACGAGGATGTTTTTGAGTACATGCTAAAAAGAAGATATTTATAACATGGCAATGAAATTTAATAAAGGAGTGACAGGAATTCCTGTTCTTAACGGAGGGTATTCGATTGAGATCGGGTACGTGATATTACCCGCCGGCGTTGAAAGAGATGATTTTATTGATACCTGTGATAAAAATCTCAGAGTTTCAGTTATGATAGATCGAAACAATGCGGTTATACATAATTGCTTGGTCACCGAACAAGTTTATCAATACTTAAAAATCCCTGAGTCAGAGAATGAGCTAGGTACCCCGATTATTTTGGTTAAACCTGAATTCGGTGAAAAACCGTTAGTGATAGCGACAATTCCAAGTACGAATAGTGGTGTGACATTTAAGGAGGGTAATTATCGAAAAATCTTTCAGGATGATAACGGATCATTTCTAATACAAGCATCACTTAACGACCAAACCTTACTTGTGAATGTTGATGGAATAGGCCCTCGGAAATTGAAAGTTGTTGTTAACGGTGACGAGGGGTCCGGGATTGAACTCAACACGAACGGTGATAAGATGGAAGTTGTGAATGGGAATGTTTCCGTGAAATCTTTCAAGCAGATCGAGGCGACCGTGATGGATGTTGAAAATGAGAAAACGACGACCGTATTGTTAACACCCACATCAACGAAGGTCACATCATCGACGGATATTAATATTGAAGTCGTTGATCCTGAAAGTGGCGATATGTCAAAAATTTTTATCGATAAGGAAAATATAACGCTTGATCCCATACTAAAAATGAAAGTTAAGGGTGGTGGCGAACCGATTCCTTTAGGCGATACGTTAAAGGGTATTTTGGAGAAGATAAATTCGAATATAGATACATTGAAACAAGCGTGGTCAACTGGCTCAGCGGCAGTCACACCGGCGGCACAAGGAAGCCCATCGGGTGGTGGTGGGACTGCATTCACGGCTGGTGTTAACGCGGTCGCAGGCGTGCAGGCACCTGATTTAAGCAAATTAAATTCTGAGATATCCTTTACGGATTGAAATATTTTGTGTAATTTTAACTGTAAAATAGAGTGAAATCATGTCAATAGATTCAGTTAATAGACAGTATACGAACCTTGTTAGGTCAATAGGACAGGCGGCTTTGAGCAGCTTATCACCTCATGACTTTGAATATTACATGGTGGCACTCGAATTAACGGATGGATCGGGAAGGACGATAGATTACTTTTCATTCCCGGTTTTACCCACATCAATTCAAAAAACAGAACCTAAAAGAACGAATATAAAGCAATCGAACACTGGGATTACGGTGTTAAGCAGCACAGCATTCGTACCGCAACAGATTACTATAAAGGGTAATTTTGGAAGGTTTTTCAAATTGATACTTTCAACGAAAGGTCCTACAGGAAGTGCGGTTGCATATTCCACGTCGAGGGGTGTTTATGACTTGTATCAGGCGAAATCGAAAAGTTTGATAGTTAATTACCCCAATTTTGATGTTGGAGTGAAGAGTGGCTTCGGAGCTATGAATTTGCTACGTGCGATTATAGCGAAATCAAACGGGATAGATGATCAGGGGTTACCCTTCCGGCTGTACTTTTATAACATGGCTTTAGGTGAGAGTTACCTTGTCACAGTTCCTAGTAACGGGTTGACGTTAAATACTGACGCGGATAATTCAAATACGTTATGGAATTATAATTTGACATTAACAGCCATAGCGCCTTTGAGTCTGGTGTTATCAAAGAAAGCCTATGAGGGTTCATTGAAGAATTCACTGCAAACAGGGATCATTCAAAAAGGTGTTAATGTTCTTTCGAATCAATTGGGTTCATTAATTCAAAAGTGGGCAACTGATACTTTACCGTGATGGAAACAACGAGTGCGGAAAAATATTACAATATAACGAGAATTGATATAGCTCAATTTTTTCAGGATGTCGTTGATTTTATCAATCAAGGATATCCATCCATTTTATCGTATTATGAAGGTGGAAATCTGCCGGCCAATAGTTTCAAGGTACTTGACGATCTTCTTTTTAGAGCGGAAAAGATAGATGCCGCGTTTTATAATTTTTCAGGGCAGATGAAGACCACTGATATGTGGGATCTTTTAGATACGTTCGAGGATACTTGGGGTCAATTACTCACGATCAACAATACCAGTAAATGGATGAGAAGTTCGAGAGTGGGAAGGTATGACGGGAAATTTTACCTTGAAAGAGCGTTAGCGGATTTCGAAAATTTTGAACAAGTCGCATCAAGTGTGGGTAGTAATGATCCGCAGAATGACTGGGAAAATATAGCGATTGATAATTTCATTATAGAGGAGAAATATTCTCCTAGAAATGGCGGGCCGATATTTAAGATCAGTTTAAGTAACACGGCTAATTTTGGGATACAGACCGTCGTTGATAGTTTGGTGGGCGAAAGAATTCTCGGAAAAGATATCGATAAGCGTTTTTATTTCAAGGATAATGATTTAGCGATAGTTGAATACAAGGATGCGATAAATCAAACTATAGACACGATAATGAATACTCTCAAGGGAGATATTCCTGAATTTCCAGAAGATGGTATATCGAATGAATTCGTGGGAACCAATGTTTCAGCGATACAGTACCCCACGCTATTCAGAAATTTATCGACGATGTTCGCGAAAGACGATCGGTTTATAGAAGTAAATTTATTATCTTTAACTCGTGAAGATGATTACATAATCATGAAGATAAAGATAAGAACGGTTAACAGTGATAGTTTTATTACAAATATAAACGTATGATAATAGGCGTTAAACATACAATATCCCTTCTGAAAAGTTTGTTCATCGAGTTGTTCCTGAATAAAACTGATAAAGTGTCGGATATCAGCGATAACTCGGTTGTGAATGCCACGGCTTTCGGTGTTGCGAAAGTCGGGCAGAAGTGTTTAAAGGACGTCGCGATCGTGGCGGCACGCATATTCCCGGATACAGCTTCCGGGAGTGATCTCGATGTCGCGGCCCAGCTATTCGGTGTTAGTCCGCGAAAGGGTGCACTGGGATCTTCAACCTATGTTAAGGTTATCGCCGAACAGGGAACTTTTTACGAAGCCGGTAAAACGGAATTCGTGAATATAAACGGTGTTCGTTTTATGACCGAGTTTGATGCAACAGTGGGTGATAACGGCTATACGTATGTGAAAGTGAGGAGCGCTGGAACAGGATCTCAGACGAATGTAGCCCCTAATACGATTACGAATGTGGTTCCCGAACCTGTCGGTCATAAGGCGTGTTCAAACGAATATTACGCGGTGGGAGGGAGAGATTCAGAAGATGATGAAACATTCAGGATTCGGATTAGAAATAATTTGAATATATTATCAATCGGTACAAGGGAATATTTCACACAAGTTTTCCAAAATATAGACGATAGAGTGCTGATGTTTTTTAATTTCGGTGTAAATGAGAATGCGAAATTACAATTAGCACTTTCGACTCAGAATGGCGTTGAGTTTACCGATACTGAGTTGGCAAATTTACTAGAACAAGCTGCACCATATTTCCCGCTAAGTGATAGAAATAAATATGGCGATACAGTTGAGATAGTTCTTACGAATGTGAAATGGTATAGTGTGGGTGGAAGCCGGGGTGTTGATTTCAGGGTTGAGATAGCAGATAACTATGATCCTGATGATGTACGTCGGAATATTCAAATCGCGATGACAAAGTATCTCGATTTTAGATACTGGGTACCGGGATCGAAGGTAGAGTGGGATGATTTATTAGGTATAGTGAAGGATACGGAGGGTGTTAAGTATGTCCAAGATTCAACATTTTATCCTTCTGCCGACGAGCTTGTTCCCATAAATGAGCTTCCTCGTATCAGGGGGTTTGTGATGAGAGATTTAAAAGGTGATCCAATATTTGATTCAAACGGAGTACTGTCACCGATATTTTATCCCAGTGATTATGCCGGAGACTAAGAAACTGAATACATCGACCGTCTTCAATATATACAGACCTTATATTGAGATATTAACCTATTATGACAAGGATGGGACGGGAGAATTTTTATTCTTTTTCATATCTCAGTTTGACAGGACAATGGAGGGCGAGAAGATCGGTATCGGTGATTTGGTGATGAGAGTTAAGGGAGGGGTCGAGGATACATTTTATGTTGATGGAAACGGTGATTTGATCGTTGAATCGAATAACCCCGATCAATACAAGATAGATAAGTTAGATGGACAATTAATTCAAACGGTGAATGATTAGAAATTTAGGACAGGTCGCAGCCATATATATAGGGAGTTCCGCTCCCCGCAATACCAACCTAATATGGTTGGATAACACGGTTGTTCCGTTTGTGTTTCGCGCTTATGATGGGTCAGCATGGTCGGAAATTGCTACCCACAAATGGGTTCGAGCGTATGTCGACGGGTGGCTGGTTACATTACCACCCCGGCAACTAGCAGATGATGGTGATTACATGTTGATTAATTCGAACAACGTCAATTACAAGATAACCGTAAAGGATTTCGTTAAAAGTGCTGTGGGTAATCCTCTTGATTTCAAGGGGGTAATCCGGGTGAGCGCGGATTTTCCCAATCCATCAACGTTGGAATCGGGTGATATGTATGTTATCATCACTTCGCCCGCCGGAGGAACGGTAACGGATCCGTATAGTGGAAAAACATTCGAGGATTCCGAGAAGATCGTCTGGGATGAGGTCACCCAGTCCTGGGAATCCCTGGGAAAGATAGATATCACGGTCGACCTAACCACGTCATATTCAGAGACGGAAGTGACAATTCACAGTTCTGCCGGAAAAGAGACAACGATTCAGGGTGCGACAGATCAATTAGCCGGGGTTATGTTGCCGGGGCAGTATTCATGGTTACAAGCTCTATCAAATGGATCAATCGTTCCGGGAGATCCCTCACCGCTCACTCCGCTCACACCGGCGCATAAACATAATTATAATGATATCATCAATCGGTTGGTGAGTCAGCAAGGAACCGGGGAATCAACAATCGATCCGATGTCTCAGAAGGCAACGACGGATGCCCTTAATTTGAAGTTTGACAAAGCATCAGTTCTTCAAGTATCGGGTGCGGCGACGGATAAGGTCATGTCCCAGAAAGCTGTCACGGACGCGCTAAAAACGTTAAGTGATGATTTCAATAATAAACTAACCAATTACCTCCCCCTTGCCGGTGGCACAATGAAAGGAAATATTGTATTTAACAATAATTTATTTCTTAGCTGGAAAGACACCAAAGGTTCAACATATCAGGTATTATCAATGAAATCTAATGATGAAATAAATATTGGTAATGCAAGTTTTCCTTTAAATTTATATTCTAAAGAAGATTTATTTCATAAGAGGAATGGTGAGATTGCTTATAGAATCTGGGATGCTTATAATCTTCCAGATCCAGCAAGGTTAGGGGTTAACCAGACATTTACAGGATTAAACACTTTCACTAAAAAAACTATCATTGGAGATGCAGTATCTCCTCAAATACTATTAGATCCTGCTAATCAAATTAGATATAGATATGCAGCACCAGAAGTTGGTAGAGGCTACACTATAGCTTTAGGGGATAATAATAATATTAGAGAGTTTACTTTTGGAGGATATTATTCTGCATCTAAAAATGAGGAATATGCTTATTTATCATTACCTGGACAAGCATGGGATGCTTCTACTTATAAATTTTATGCAAATTCACTAAAAGTTCCCTATAAATGGTCAATAGATGGGCCTGATGGAAATGCAATAATTTGGTCTCAAACATCAGAAATAGTTAATTTGGGAAGAACAGTAGGAACCACTAAAATTAGGAGTGGTAACACTGATCTTATTCATACTAAAGGTTCAACTGAATACATTATCTGGGATAAAAGTAATTTACCTAATCCAGCAAAATCTACTGATTTAGCTAATTACTTGCCACTTATTGGAGGTACCTTAACTGGACAGGTAATCTTTGATTCTTATGGATTAGCTTTTAATAATATTGCTTGGACAAATGATTTAGTGCCCAATAGAACTTATGGGGGATATTTGCAAGTATTAGATGCTTATAATGCATCCAGTGATGGAGGTCCTACTAATTATGGAACTGTATTACAAATAAATTCAAGAAATGCTCATTGGGCAAATCAATTATGGTTTTCAGGTGGTGCAGAAGCTAGTAAAAATGGTCTTTATTATAGGCATATGCCTTATAATGAGACAACATATGGAGAGTGGAATAGGTTATTAACAAATAAAGATGTTAATATAATACAAACACAATCTAGTAGTAATCCTTCTACTTTACCAGTTAATCAAATATTTTATTCTGAAATACAAAGAGTTGATGGAACTCCAACAGTTCAGGGAGCATTATTTAGTGTCCAAGGAGATGATGAAGGAATTCAATTATGGGCAAGTTCTAGTAAAACTGAACTTTATTATAGAACTAAATGGACATCATTTGGAAATTGGATTAAATTAGCTACTACATCTGATCTAGGTAATTATCTTCCTCTAACTGGAGGAACATTATCAGGCAATTTAACTATAAATACAGTTGGAAGCACAACTTTTGTAATTAATAATAATGACACTAATGGATCTGAAACTTTTATGAGAGTTCTTAGAAAGGGAACTGCTTCAGCTGCAATAGGATTCATGGATAGTCTAGGTGCTTATATATATAATTATAATTCTAACAAATATTTATTTATAGATAATGATGGATATGCTAGAGTTGGAACAACTAATGGTAGTACCAGATTAGCTTTAATTACAGATATACCTACTGTTTCTGGATATTTACCTTTGTCTGGAGGAACCATGAGTGGTAATATTTCTTTTAATAGAGGTACTGGACGTATAGTGGTTGGTGCAAGGGAAACTTCTAATTTTGTAAGTGCAGTATCTTTTAATAAAGGTTCTGCAACAAATTCAGCATACATTGGTTATCACTCAACAGGAGGATCAGATAGTTCTGGAGCATTAATATTAGTTCCATATTCAACTTCTGCTAATCCTTGGGGTAAAACAGTAGGATTATATATCGCTAAAAATGAATTATTACTTGATGGTAAAGCAATAGCTACTACATCTGATCTAGGTAATTATCTTCCTCTAACTGGAGGAACATTATCAGGCAATTTAACTATAAATACAGTTGGAAGCACAACTTTTGTAATTAATAATAATGACACTAATGGATCTGAAACTTTTATGAGAGTTCTTAGAAAGGGAACTGCTTCAGCTGCAATAGGATTCATGGATAGTCTAGGTGCTTATATATATAATTATAATTCTAACAAATATTTATTTATAGATAATGATGGATATGCTAGAGTTGGAACAACTAATGGTAGTACCAGATTAGCTTTAATTACAGATATACCTACTGTTTCTGGATATTTACCTTTGTCTGGAGGAACCATGAGTGGTAATATTTCTTTTAATAGAGGTACTGGACGTATAGTGGTTGGTGCAAGGGAAACTTCTAATTTTGTAAGTGCAGTATCTTTTAATAAAGGTTCTGCAACAAATTCAGCATACATTGGTTATCACTCAACAGGAGGATCAGATAGTTCTGGAGCATTAATATTAGTTCCATATTCAACTTCTGCTAATCCTTGGGGTAAAACAGTAGGATTATATATCGCTAAAAATGAATTATTACTTGATGGTAAAGCAATAGCTACTACA